GATCGAAGGAAGGCGCCCCCGGCGGGTCCTCGTCGCTCTTTCTAACGCATTACCCCATGTATGTGCGTGCGTGTGCGAATGAATGAATAAACGCCGGCAGGTGCCAGGCAATAACATCCGAGCATTCGGGCATAGCCCATTAGGAATGTGTGCATTCATTCATTAGAATGCGAATGCATGAGGGAATGAGGCTAGGTCGACTTGAGGTCGACCCCCTGTCGATGCCCTGTCGACTAGGTGTCCCTGTCGGGCCCGGTAGTCCGTGCCGGCCCCCTGTACGGCCGACTCCTGTGTACGTGGCTCCCCTGTACCCCTTGACAGAGATACGGTGTGTGGGGTATACGCGTGCGCGCACGTTCCTATATACACAGCAGGGGCTAGGGCCCTGTACCGGCCTAGGGGCCGGCCCCCGTCGACGCCGGCACCACAGTGCCCCTGAACGAATGAAAGAAAGATGCGCTCCCAGGTTGAATCGAGACTGCCAACCGTGCTCTAATAGGGGTGTGCCCGGAGGAACGGCACCCGACAGGGGGCCTAGTACGAAGGCAGCACTCGTTCCACAGTCAACTGAACAGCGTGCTAAGCAAAGCAAGATCCTATAGGCGAGTAAGAGCCGGCTAGTAGGAAGAATGACGCGCCGTATACCGCGATAGTCCCTAGGGAGCTACGGGAGCTTTGATCTAGGGGTTTCAAAATGGGGCAACCTGGCAGACACAGTCTGTCGCATGTCGAGAAGGTGTCGACATGGCGAACACCCGCCATCGCCTAACAGATCTTGCTCATACCCTAAGCGTCAGAACATTCCCCGCGGCCCCTAAGGGGGCCGACATGAGAGGGTAGGGCCTACTAGCCGGCCCTAGTCCACAATGAAGGCTAGATGCACCACACAAGAGGGATGACGGCCCTAGGGTTGTAAACCTCAGTAGGTATGCAGTAAGAGGGTAGCCGGTCCGCATCATGCCGGCCCGGGTGCCCACTTACCGTCGCCTACAACAGGAGGAATCATGGAAGACAACACGGCTGAATGGGCACAGTCTCCCCTCACTGAATGGGAGCGTGACCTTCTGGCACTGGACATGTCGGACGTCCCTGTGAGGGACACTACGGCAGACGAGAACATTGCAGCACAGTAGGTAAGCGGTATCGGGTAGCCGGCCCACCCCGAGTGGTCCGGATGCCCTCTTACTGTCGCCTAGGTTGAATCGAGACACACAATGCCCATTTGGATCACAGCCGTAGTCATGGCACTGGTCTACATCTCCGGAGTTCAGGCACTGAGCATGCCGGCCCGGAACATCACGGAGCATCACTCTCAGGACAGCATCACGGATGCGGCTGAATGGGACGCATTCCACGCTGAGGCTTATGAGGAGTACGCCGCAGAGTTCACCGCACTCTACAACGGATACGAGACCCGGTGGAGTAAGAACAACCGGCTCATGATCCGTAACGGGGACAGTGGTCCGTATAAGTTCGTCAAGCGTGCAGCCTGAGGAGGAGAAAGCAATGAGTGACGTCTACTGTTTTGAGGACGGACAACTCGTATACGGCAGGATCATTGCTACTGGTGGCCGACGAGGTGACCTTTACACCATTCAGTGGGATGACGGAATGCAGACGGATGAATGGAGCGACACTGAGGGCTCCTACTGGTGGTGGGCCGAGTGAACGCGGAATTCATTGCATGGTTGGTCGGGACGGACGTCAGTGACGTAGTGGCCTACCGGGACGTAGCCGACTGGCCCACACATTGGGCCGCTAAGGCACAGCACCACATGCGGGCCCTTGGTATCGGGAGTGAGCACGAAGCACTTTCGGTGTTCCGCTCCCGTTACTACTACGGCTGACGCATACCCGCATAGTTGAATCGAGACTAGGCCCCTGGATTCCAGGGGCCGGCAGGAGCAAGCATGAACGTGACACAGGTATTCGCAGAATTCTGGGCACTCTACTCCGGTAAGCGGGAAGTCCTGGGGCATGCACTCATTTCCCATGATCCGTATGACCAATTTGCCTGGTGCCAAGGGTGGCGTTTCGCTATTGCGGGTTACCTCACCTTCCAAAAGGGTGAGTCCGTTCCCGACTTCCGTCCGGCCCCTAGTGGTCCGGAAGACACGTATGAGTATGAGGAACTCCTGCACATCCGGCCGGATACTGACGCACTTTGGTACGCGTTCAACGTTCTGAGCCGGTACCGCGAATGGCTCCGCATTGCAGGAAAGGACTACTGAGTGAACGAACGCATGCTCGGAGTGTGTGGCATGGCCGGTACGGGTTGTTCACCAAAGTGCCGGCGTACCCACAAGCCTAAGCCTAAGAGGAGCAAGAGGGCCCAGCGCTCTTACGAAAAGGGCAAGTGGCGTAAGTCCATCAGTAAGTACCTGAGCCGTTAGGAGAGTGCATCATGCCCGTTTCTCTGGTCAAGGATCTGCCTAAGTGGCAGTACTTCCACAACGACGGGGAGCCGGTACCGGAGCACATTCTGATGAGTCGCCGGTATGACAACGGCGCCCGGATTTCACAGGAATGGGGGTACTACTTGCGCAACAACGACTTGTGTGAATTGCAGGAGTACTACCGACACGGCTGATTCGGTCGGGCGAATGGAGGTGGACAGACCCTTAGGGGTCTGTCTGCCGCATTGACCCTATCGGAACTAGCAGGAAGCAAGGGGTAAGGCAATGAGCGAAACGCGTGAACACTGGACACTGTGGGTCTGCACGAATTGCATTATGCATCACGCAAACGGTGAGTGCGGAGACTGCCACAACCCGGACGGACATGAGGGGGGCGAACCCCTGAGCAAGGTGGATTACACCCGCTCCGCGGCCGGCATGTTTTCCGAAGAACATGACGACACTTGCATGCGTAAGTGCTCGTGCACTCAGGATGACGACTGTGAAGAGCACGGTGAAACGGACCCGGTAACGGGAGACTCCCGAGACTCACAGCACCATGACGCATCCGATCATGTCTGCCCGGATGACTACGAGTGCGACTGTGAGACGAGCACATTCAGCACGAGCACTTGCGACGGGTGTGGCAGTGAGTACCACGGTGAGCGGCACGCCATGACGGAATGGAGCAAGTGACCATGGCTAGTGGATATGAGGGTGAGACCCTCTCCCTTCCGCACGTCAACTACCCGCATGAGCCGGGCCGGCTGTATGACTGCCCGGGTTGTGAATCCGAGTGCCATTGCTCGGAAGTCAAGCGACTGCAAGGGGAAACGCAGTGCATCTTCTGTGCATCCCTGGAGGCTCAATTCACCGATGCTGACTTTCTCGACACCGACCACTGAGCAACAGACAGGAGCATCACTCATGCGTAAGTTCATCGCGTCTCTCGTCATCCTTCTGACCATGACTGCCGGTACCGCGGAAACGGCTACGGCCAAGCCCCTGAGCTACCGCCAGAAGGTGATTGCCGGTACGGCCGGCTACGGCCCCTGCAAGGCTATGCGAAAGACTGAGGCCGGCCGCATTGCCTATTGGGACATGGTGGCGGACAACACGGATGACGGTAAGCGTCGCTCCGTTAAGGCTCAGGTCTCGTACGTACGTCAGGGTTGCCGGAACGGAGTCTGAACAATGCGCACTTTCGCCGCAGTAGTCGTGTCGGTCCTGCTGTCTGTCAGTGTCTCTGTGGGTATCACGCACAGCCTCATGCAGGAGCGGGCACAGCAGGAAGTCAACCGCACCCGGGTCGACTCGTTCAATGACGGCTTTCTTGACGGATTGTGCCGTGACGGTATCGACGGCCGAGGCACTCTGTGCGTCAAGTAAGTTCAATCGAGACTAGGAGTAAGAGCATGAGCCCCCGTATCGGAGTCCACTACTCGTCTTACGTTGCCGCAGAGGGAATGAAGTGTATTCCCTTCTGTGAGGAGACCCCCACACATTGGGCATGCTCGGAGTTCCGCGGAGACAAGCATCACGCGTGCCAGGCACGGTGTGAGACGCACCGACAGACCGACGAGCCTCACACGACGTACAACACCATTCAGTAACGCCGGCTAGTTGAATCGAGACTACGGGGCCCGGACAACCGGGCCCCCTTCACTCAGCGGGAGGTAAGTCAATGAGCGTGGAAGAACTTAAGGCATGGTCTGCGGAGCATGAGCGCACCGACGAAACCAGGTATGCCGTAGCTACCTACAGCTATGCGTGTACTGCCTATGTGCGGACTGCACTCCGTAGGGCCCTGGAATTCCAGCCGCGGGACAACGTGTGGTTCGGAACGGAATATGTGAACACTGCCCGCGGCATGGTCGACGGGCCCGGCATCCTGCCGGACGTTTCAGTCTGGCGCCTTACCAAGCTGGAACTCATGACCATTAGCCGTGCCCTTGAATGGCGCAGAGGTAAGCGCGCGGCCGGCAAGGTGGACGTCAACGTGTCTCCCTCCATTCTCCTGGAATGGGAGTCAATTGAGAATGAGGTAAGCCGAGTGCTGCGGGACGTCTGGCACTCCGAGGGAAAGTATTGGATGTGATCCTGTGAGCCTCACTAAGCGATTCCAGGAAGACGTAGACGACTTGACGCACCGTGCCGCTAAGGCGGCATGGCTCGAAACGTCAACGGAGCGCATGGCAGCAATCCGAATCGTATTCCAGGATGCTGGCACCGCGTCACTCATCTACAACGATCCCCCTACCATCACGGTTCTGTTCGTAAAGGCAATCTCGAAAGCCTTTATGGACGCGCGTAGGGCAACCATCTATCGAGTAGCCGGTTAGGAGAATGTGATGTCCCTTTTCATCATCGTTCGTTGGGGATGCTGTGCAGACTACCAATCCGCATGGACAACCGAAGAAAGGGCAAACGAGGAATGCCGCGCTCTTAACGCGGAATACTTCCGTAATTACGGTAGGGAACCCTTCGAAGTAATCGCCTCCCACCTCAACGCCTGAATTCTCGTGTTCCTAGACAACCCCCATAACCGGGGGTTGTTTGGGTTCATGGATATTCAGAACGGAGGAGACATGCCAAGAGTAGTTATCGAAGCATGCGCCGCATGTCATAAGAAGGATGGCACCGTACGAAAGTCAGATGTCGAGTTGACGCTTGACGGAAAGACTTGGTTCCTGTGTGACGAACACGAGTCATCCCTAGCAATGCAATTCGTCAGTCTGTTGGGTGATCCCTGTGAAGAGGAGGATAAGTGAGTCTCGAAGCATTCGAGGGCATGAGGTACGGGCCCCTAGGCGACGCTGTAGCACTTGCGGAGCCTCATACCGAGGCGGACCCGGTGGGTATCTATGCCGCGGCGCTTGCCCTATGGTCATGTGCAATCAATGGCCATGTCTCAATGGACAACGGCCGGCCGGTGGTTGTCTGGACCGTGCTAACGGGTGGCAGTGCCATCGGCCGTAAGGGGACTGCACTGCGGGTTGCGCAGGGTCTCCTCACTCCTGCCATAGGTTCGTTCCTAGCGGCACGGACGGAAGGTGGGGTGAGTTCCGGTCCGTCCCTTACTCAACTCCTGTATGAAAAGCAAGAGGAGACAACGGGAACGGAAGGGGGCACCGACACACGACTTATCATCGTAGATGAGGAGTGGTCGGAAAACCTCAAGCGGACGAACCGGTGTCCTACGTTCTCATCCAAGCTTCGGTCCTGTTGGGACGGAGTGACTATCCGGCACACCACTACCAAAGTGAGCATGACGGTAGACGAGCCTAGGCTTGGATTCCATGCCCACATCACTCCGGGTGAGTGGTCGGAATACGTCAAGCCTCGGGATGCAAAGGGTGGAAGTTTCAACCGGCTCTTGCCTGTGTTGGTGGAAGGCTCTAAGGTTCTTCCGTACAACCACCGGCCACACATTCCTGAGGTGCCGGAACTTTCCGAGGCTTACGATTGGGCACGCCGCAGTCCGCGGCGTATGTCCCTGAGCAAGGATGCCGGCCGTAGGTTCGATGAACTCCGCGGTATGTTCCTTGCCAAGCTAGCGGACATGCCGGAACACTTGCGTTGCTACATTGAGCGCACTCCCGAGCAAATCATTCGTGTTGCGGCTGTCCTCACGGCTACCGAACAGAAGACTACGATCACCCGTGATGCTGTGAATGCGGCCTGGTCCTTTGTCCAGTACAGCATGCGAAGTGTCGAGAAGTTGGTTCGGGACGACACTAAGGCAGTGTCCGGTAGGACCATGCGTAGCCTTCCGGAACTCATCAGGGAGATTCTAGACCGGTATGAGGGGGAGGCAAGTGCCTCCCTCATGCTCCGGGCCCTTGGAATGCGTGCCACAGCAGCAAGCCTTAGGGCTGCTGTCGAATCCATGGATGACATAGAGGTTGTCAAGGGGCAGACAGCATCCGGGCGCGGTAGACGACCGGAGATTTACCGGCGTATCCAGCCGGCTGAATCCGCGGAGGAGACTCCCGAACCTGAGCCGGCTCCGGAGCCTGTTGTGTCCCTTCCTGAGCCTCAGGAGCCCGTTAGGGAACCTGAGCTAGCACTGTCCGGGAGTTGGCTGTGAATCCGGGAGACATGCCGCGGAGCAAGCCCTGTAGGTACGTACAGGGCCGTTATACCGGCCTAGTCCGTAAGTGGTCGGATGGTAAGTGGAAGACAGAAACGGGGAGAGAACGTGCGAAGAATACCTGATGGTGTCTGGACCATAGTCCTGTCTATGTTCGCCATTTGGTGGGCCATTCTGGCGTTCACCGTGATGTTTCCTGTGGACGATTCATGGTGGCTTGTTAGGTGGAGCCCTGTAGCGCTCATCCCATGGGCCATAGTCGACATAGTCAGAGAGTACCGACGCTAGCATCAGAAACGAGAAAAGGCCCCCGCCAAATGGCGGGGGCCTTTTTTGTGTTTGTGCCTAAGGCACTCTCTCTCACCCGGATACCGTCTCCACGGAATCCAGTACAGGGGCCGGCCTAGTAGGGCCGGCTACAGGGGGGACGTCACTCATCGGGGGACGTCAGATAGGCACGGAGCGTCTTTGCATTCTCGACACGCTGAGCAAGTTCACCCGCGGACAGAGCAACGGCAGACAGCGTCACAGCAGACTGCCAGGGGAGTGTGTCCAGCACGGCAACGGCTACAGGAGCAACGGCAACGACCACACCAGAGAAACGGACTACGTGGCGGAGTACCCATTCTCTCATTCATTCACCCTTCACTACGGGCCCCGACGGACCATGCCGCGGAGCACTGGAATCAACCTACGGCCGGCAGGAGTGGTCCTAGCCGGCCCACATCTGAATACAGGGACGGGATAAAGGGCACGAGAATGCCCATTAATTCATTCATGCATTCATTAGCAGGAGGAAAGCGGGAGGCCCCTGGAAAGGGCCTGAATTTGAATAGGTGGAATTGAGGGGGAGGGTTAGCGGGAATCGACGTCACGAAATTTCCGTGAACTCCTGCCAGGAAAAACGGGTTTCGTTTGGCATCCGCTTCGAGTTGAAATCCACCCATATTTGAAACGCGGTAAGTGACTCGCGCGCGGGGGCGTGCGAGCGAGCAGGCGTGGCCGGGCCCGCGAGAGCGAACCCGACCGAACCTGGTCGGCCAACCTAGTGAGATTGGTCGAACGAAAAGGCCCGTAAGTGACTCGCGCCGGCTTACGCCTTCGGCACCTTCAGTTGGTCCCAGGTCTGCTTACCGGGCCAACCGTCAGCAGCAGTGCCGCGGTGACCCTTCTTGAGCTGCCACTTCCGGTAGCTCTTGCGGTCAGCCTCGGTCCACTGAGGACCAGGACCAGAGCTGTAAGCGGAGCAACCCTCGGCAACCAGACGCTTGCCCATACGGGTGATGAGGTCAGATCGCGGAGCCTTCTTGAAGTACGCCTCACCCGGGTAGGGCTCGTACTCCACCTTGGCCGGGGGCTTGGAGGCAGTCTTCCCAGGAACCTTGAGCTTCTGCCCAGGCTTGATGACGTAAGGGGCCTTCAGGCTGTTGAGCTTGGCAAGCTCCTGCCAGTCGACCTTCAGCTTCCGGCCAATACCCGAGAGGGTGTCGCCGGCCAGGACCGTGTAGGTGGAGCCGGTGGGCTTGGGCTCAGCCGGCTTCTGCGGGGTCGTGGTGGTCTTACCCTTCAGGGCCTCTTCGAGGTCATCCCGGACAAGGTCCATGTCCATCATCTTGCCGGGGGCGTAACCCGGGTCCCACTTACCGGGGGACCCCGACTCACCATGCCCGATCAGGCTGTACTTGTTCCACCCGTGGAAGTCGTGAACAGCAGCAGCAAGCTTGATCAGGGCCTTGTACTGGGCATCCGTCATCTTGTGGGAACCCGAGTACCAGATTTCAACGCCGTAGAAATGCCGGTTGAAGTCGGTGTTCGACTCGTTGTCGACAGGAGCCGGACGCTCGTCTATGACAGCGTCCAGGACGTCATCATCCCCAAGACCGGCATGGTTGGCACGACCCCAGCCGATGAGGTGGACAGTGCCGTCCTGGGCCAGGCCGAAGTGACAGAGCGGGCCAGGAAGCCCGGAGATGCCGTTGTAGAGAAGGGAACGCTGGTCCTTGGCATCACTACCCGTGTGGTGGACCATGAAGCCGTGCATAGGGCCCCAAGGGCCCTTGTGGTTACGGTTGTGGGTCTCCCAACCCTGGTATTCCTTGTACGAGACTCCCCACTTCTTGAGCTGAGCAAGAATCTGAGTTGGAGTCATGGGAGTAGCCATTAGAGCCCCCTCTGTATTCGAAGCTCTTCGAGCTTCTGTGGGTCAATGGTGGAGAGCAGGGAAACCAAGTTGCGGTTGTACTGCTCCAGATGTGTAAGCCGGTTCTTGATTTCTTCCAGCTCTCCGAAGAGGCGATCGGCGCGAGTCTTCTGGGCCTCGGCCTCTTCCTTCCAGATGCGGGCGGAGTTAGTTCGAATGCTTGCGGCCACGAGGGCAGCGGCGCCGGAAATGCCGGCTAGGGCCCCGCCAAGGTTTATGAGATCGAGCAAGGTTCCCCCTCATATGGAATCCGCACGAAGACGAAAACCACTGAGCGGGGATCTTCGTAAGCAACTCGCGCGGCTAAGTGGTCATGAGTGAGGGGCCGCCCCCGACAGGACGACCCCTTTGTGTCTCGTTTCAACTTTGGTCACGCGCCAAGGTTGTTGGTCGGGGTTGTTCCCGCACCTGCGTACTCCAGAACGCCAACAGCCAGAGTGCCCTTGGTGATCAGGATGTTTCCGGTGATCATGTTGGGGCCGGCATCTCCCATGGCCTCTTCCCGAATGAGAGACCTCGTCCGGCCATCAGTCGGAGACGAGGTCAGGGTGTTGCCCTGAATGTTGTTGTTCTTCGAGCCGTACTCCAGGTGGATACCGGAGACCTGCCCATTCAGGGTGCCTACCTCACCAGGACTGAAGATGGTGCAAGCCGAGACGATGTTGCCAGTAGCCGCAATGAAGACGGAATCTCCAGCAGTGCCATCGAAGTTGCATCCAACAATCTTGGTAGCACTACAGTCCTGAAGACGAACACCCTTGGTGTTGTTCGTTGCCCCACCGACGAAGTTGCACGAGTCGATGAACTGCGTTCCCGCCCGGTCAAGGATGCAAGTAGCGGTCTCAAGCCCTGTACCTCCGGAGCCTCCGAGGAACTCGAAGTCACAGCCGATGATCTGGTTCTCATCGCTGCTGTTCATCTGGATTCCACGGCCAGGCCCAGGAGAGGTCATGGACTCATCGAAGAGGCATCCGATCACCCGGTTGTTGTGGCCGAAGGCAGCATTGTTCATGCCCCCCAGGTACAGGGCATCATCCCGGCATGCGATGAAGTGGACGTTGTCGAACCGGCAAGCCACTGCACCGGCACCGTAGAGACCACCAGAGGTGCCCGCGGTGCCCTGCTCCAGGCAGTTGCCGTCAATGGTGAGATCCCGAACCGTGATCCTGGTGTCCTCACCGGTCATGCGGAAGATGTAGCAGTTGCTGGCACCCTTGAGCTTGACCCGTGCACCCCAACCAGAGCCGATAAGGGCGTAACCCTCACCAGCAGGCAGGACAACAGGAGTTGAGACGAGGAAGGTGCCGGTGGGGAAGTAGACGGTCGTCTTGTCGGCAGCAGCTTGGTTCACTGCGGCCTGGATAGCCGCGGTGTCGTCAGAGAGGCCGTCTCCTCGTGCACCGAAAGCCTTGACGTTGTGCCAGCCAAGGGCAGCATCTGAGGCGTCGATGACAACTCGGTCTTCGGCGTAATTGTTACCGGCCACTGTGGTGATCATGCCCAGGGTAACTCGGTTGTTGTTGCCTTCGTCGTACAGCCCCGCAGTCAGGCCGTGGAGGTAGGCGTTGTCGATCTGCACGTCCCGAGCACCGCCGATGCGGATGCCGTACTGGGGAGAGGTGTTGGCTGTACCACCATCGTCCGTGCCCACGTAGCAGGTGACCCCGTTGACGACCACAGGAGACTGATTGCCGAGCTTCAGGCCGGCGTAGCCACCACCACCAGGACCACCGTTACGGCCGTCTCTCCGGGTCATCAGAGCGTTGATGAGGATGGCACCGTTACCGGTGCTGTCCACCCGGACACCGTCCCAGGCGTTGCGGTCAGTCGAGCAATTGGACAGGGTCATGGAGCCCGAGCCGGGCCAGTTGCCCCAAGCTCCAGTGATGTGGAAGCCAAACTCACCGTTCCACTCGGCCCGGCACTTCTCCACGATGGTGTTGGCACAGTTGACCAACTTGAAGCCACTGAACTTGGAGCCGATGACCTGGCAGTCCTCAAGGGTGAGGTCAGTGTTCCTCTCGAAGATCATGCCTGCGCCCTTGACGTTGTCCACCATCACGGAGTGGAGGCGCCAGGAGTACGGCCAATCACCGGCAGCGTTGGGGGCGGAAGTGATGCCGTCGTGGGAGACCTTGCGGATACAGACGTCCCGCATGACAACGTTCTGAACGTTGCCCTTGGCATAGATACCGTCAACGATCGGGCCGGTAGCCTTCGATCCGTCAAGCATCAGGTTGTAGAGGCGCTGTTCGCCGTTGATGGCAGGGTGAACTCCGTCGTTCTCCCCGACAATCCGGATCATAGCCCCTCCAGTGAAGGAGGGGAGGGCCTGGATATAGCAAGGGAAGTCGTTGTCCGTCATCCCAGGACCGACCATCAAGTTCGAGTGAGATCCCTGAAGGGTGATGCCCCGAGGAAGGTCAAGGGGCTGGGAGGTGCGGTACACGCCCTTGGGTAGGTGGACCACTCCACCGATGCCGGCTGCGTTGATCGCAGTCTGAAGAGCCGTGGTGTCATCTGCTATGCCATCACCAACGGCGCTGTAGGGAGCATCCTGCACGTTGATCCATACGGAGGAGCCCCCTCCTCCACCTCCACCAGATCCGGTGGGGAGTTGGGCCGTAGGAACCTTCCCGAACTCGTCCAGAGTGGCAATGCCGTTAGCGGCACCCTTCTGGGCGTTGACCTCCTCCAGGGCGTCAGCCTTGGAACCGTGGGGGTCTTCCGCTTCGATGTGTGCTGCGAAGTCGGTAGCGAGGTTGACCGGGGTCATGGCCACTCGGCCGGCTCCGAAGTCTGCGTAGAGCAGGGTGACACCGTCAGGGCCGTAGAAGTGCTGCACCATGCCCTGGGTGTCAGACACGAGGGAAGTGATGGGGTTACCAGACGCGTCCTGGAGGTCAAGTATTTGAGCAGCCCCAACCGTAGGACCGTCGTAAACGGTGCCTACGGCGTCAGGGACTCGCACGCCTTCAACGTCCTCAGCAACATCAGCGGCTGAACCACCAAACAGATTTCTAGCCATAGTTCCTCCGCTTAGTCAAAGTCGTTTGTCTCGTAGACTCCCGTGATGGTCAGCACCGACTTGGCAGGAATCGTCTTAAGACCGTCCAACCCCTCCTTGAGGGTGTTGAAGTTGGTGTAGTGCAGATAACAGTTGGTGTTTCCACCATTCTCGTTCTTGCCCACAATGTGGAGAAAGTTCGGGAAGCTGTTCCGCTTCTCCGGGTTGTCTAGGAACCCGTAGAGGATGGTGTTGGTGGCCTTGGAGGTCGGCACAGGGAGAGTGAAGCCTATGGACCATCCTCCCGAAGCGGCATTAACCGCTGAGGTGGAGGTGTTGGAGATCCTCATGGAGAAGTACACGAGGCCCGGAGCGATGTACCTCCAGTAGCCCTTGCGGTTGGCCGCAGAAGGCTTGTTGGTCACCGTGAAGAGGTCCGGGGTGTACTCGACTCGGGATCCGAGGTGACGGGTGACTGCCTGGCCGTCCCGGCCCATGAAGCCTTCAAACTGGGCTCCGTCCTGGTTGGTGTCCATGTCCAGGAAGAAGGTGCCGCGGGGCATCAGCGCCGCGCTGTTCCCCGAGTTGATCGGGTAGACCACATGCTGAGGCTGGTCGAACGGCATACGGAGGTTGAGGCTCACGGTGGCGTTGTTCGCTCCCGCGTTGACCTCCCAAAGAGGCAGCTCCCACAGAGAGCCGACCTGCCGGCGGGGCTGGGGGACGACCGGGCTCGCAGCCGGCGTTCCCTGGACGAGCTTGATGTTCGTTGATCCGGTGGACATGTTCGTCTGGACGACGATCAGATCCTTCCGCGGGTTGGCGGTCAGGTTGTCCGGCACCGTGACGGTGAGAGGGGCAGTGAGTTCGTAGTAGAAGCCCCCAACCCAAGCCTTGCCAGGCTGGATTACTACGTTGCGGTTGGTGTTCACCCCAGCAGAGAAGGGGAGCGCGGTGCTTGCATAAGTAGTTGCGGTGAGCTGGAAGTCCACTCGGTCCCCGCCCCACAGGCGGGCCATGGACTGCCACTGGACCTGGGAGAGGTTCTTACTTCCACCACCGGCTGAGTCATCCGCAAACGGGTAGCTGATTTCTGCCATTTCACATCCTCGCTTCCAGTTTGCGCAGCTTCTCACGCATCTCAAATACGGACTTGTAGAGGTTCAGAGGGTCACCACTTCCTTGCTCCCCAATCTTCGGGGAGACCGTTACGGCGTTTCCTCCGTCGTCAACGGTGATGTTCACTTCCCGGACCATGTCCACGTACTCGGCTCCGTCGATCTCCACGGTCACAAAGTCACCGACGAAGTAGTCCCGACCGAACTTGGTCTGCGCAGTGTCAATGGGGTAGATCTGGAAGTTGCCGTTCTTCTCACCTTCCTTGAGGACGTCATCCGCGGCCTGCTCAATGACGTCTACGTAGTAGGCAATAGCTACCGGCTTGGCTTCTATGGTCTCGTACACCACAGCGTCATACTCGACGTCATGGTTGCCCTCAGGGTCAGCCTCAACGGCGTCCTCGTAAGCAGCCTTGGCCGCTGCAAGCTCTGGAGTCCATTCCTGCCCATCGGGGTTCGTCCCGATGTCTTCCCAGCCGTTGTCCAGCTTCTTGGTAACCAAGGTGGGCTGACCGTTCGAGGCAGTCTTGAGAGGGATGTCCCTGCGGTCCACGAACTGCTCAATCTGGAGGCCCCACTCAATTTCTGAGGCTGAGTCAATCTTCTGCCAGACGTAGCGTTCCTTGCCTTCGCCCTGGCAGGCGACGATGACCCGAGTCACCTTCGGAGCGGACAGGGTCCAGACGAACTCCCGGAGGTTGCCAAGTTCAGGAGAGAACCGGACCGACTTGGAGAGGTCCCGAGGCGTGTAGACGTCCAGGTCAATCGTCTTGGTGTTGGGGTTGTAGAGCAGTTGCCAACCGGTCTTCTTGGTACTGCACCACTCCATCAGCTTTTCCCCGATGACGTCGTACCTGAGAGTATCTGCCTTGAGGTCAGCGAACGGAGTAGGTGGAGTTCCTACATTGACGCCGGCTACCCGTCGATTGGCGATGGCAGAAGGCCCCAGAGCCTTGTCTATCTCGTTCCATACCAAGGTGTTCACGGCGCCTCTGGCCGCACGTACGTCCATCGGGCTTGACCACTGCTGAGAGACAGACTTGGAGGGGTCAGGGAAGGCAAGCCTGGAGAACGCAAGCTTGTTGTCTGTCTTCCCACCGACGAAGACCGATCCATCTGAGGAGTGCTGGACAGTGGTCCAGTACTTCTGGAAGTCCTCAATCTGCCCTGTCAGTAGAGGCTTCTCCACACCATCCTGGTAGATGGCTACCCCGCCACCTCGCTGAAGCAGCTCGGCTTGCGGAGTACCCGCCTTGACCAGGAGCTTCCAAGAGCCCTGGTCACAGAACTGGATTACCATGTCAAGCTGAATCCAAGTGTCAATCTCACCAATGCGGTTCAGATCCTTGTCCCGCACCTCAATTCTGTAGCCCATATCAGTAGCCCTCGTATCTCGGCTGGAATATCAGCCGTACCTTGGCTCCCGTAGCACCAGGAAGAATGTCGACGGTGCACGTTGAATCGCCTTCGGGGAGTGACCAGAGCTGAGGGTTGGCATCAAGGTCCGGCCAGTAGTTCGTTCCTTGGTCGTCCTTCAAGGACTTGTATCCGGGTCTCGTATCAACTGTGAGAGTACGGCCTGCGGGGACAACGTCAGAGCCGTCTCCAGGAGGAGTGACCCCGAAGGACTGCCCCTCAGGACTGACGAAGGTGAAGCCCTTGATGGGCCCTTCCAGCTCCCACCGCGGCCACGCTTCGACGTCTCCCGGATTGGAGACGTCGACTGAAGAGCCCGACACCATCCCTGCGTTCAGGCGCAGGGGATAGAACGCCTCGGTCGTGGAGAAGAACGCCTGCCCGCCACCGAACTCCCACTGAGCCACCTGGACATCGTCCGAGTAGAAGTAGGGGTCGTAGGCGACGAGTTGGATCCCGAACTTCTTCCAGGTGAAGCCGGACTGGTCCTGAGCCTCACTGCCCTCCATGCCGCTCTTGTAGTAGCACTTGAGGTAGCGGGGGACTCCGTCCCCTTCCACGAACTTCAGTACACAGAACCCCTTCTTGGGGTTCAGGGATGTCACAAGCTTCTTTTGCAGAGCCTTCACGGTCTGTCTGTCAATGCCGTGTAGGTAGATCGGGAGCATGACTTCCCGGGCAACTGCCCGAGCATCCCGGAAGATCCCCCCATCAAGATTGGGGCTGTCATCCGAGTGCAGTTCGAACGGAGGTGCATCCAACCCCGTAGCGCCGGGCATCATGAAGATGCCCGGCCACTTCGAGTTAGAGAAGTCAGTGAGGGGGATTTCCTCCCCCTCACCGTTCTTCCCTCGGATGGATACGTATGTCCGTCCCCAATGCACCGGCTGAGGGGGCTGGGGCCCTGTGGGCGTAGGCGTGATAACCCGCCTTAGCACCGGAATAGGCATACGTCCACCTCTTTCTTAGAGTCGACTGCCGTACATGGCATCAATCCACTGGAAGCCTCGGAGAATTGCCTGAGGCGTGGTCTCGTGCTTGGCTTCCTGCACCGTCACGGAAATCGGCCGACTGCCAACCGCAAGGAGGGCTTCCGTATCCTGGTTGTTGTAGACCCGCTGTCCGCCCTTACCGAAGTCGATAAGCTCCGGCCCCTTCTCGCCCACCAGGGCGAGGCCGGGAGACGCTGAAAGCGTCCCAGTGGCGTACGCCGCGGGGATGGAAGGCTTGAAGCCGTAGGTGTCAGTGAAGAGGCTGCTATTCCAACCTCGTGCACCAGGACCGACAATGACGCCAGCACCACCACGAGACTCCACATTGACCCCATTAAGGGTGCCCGCTGTGTGACCAACACCCTTATTCGTAATGCCAATCATGAACGGGGCCTTGAGCCCGCGGATCCATCCGGAAGGAGCCTTGCTACCGGAGAATGCCCCGGTAGCCCAGCGACGGTGAGGCTTCTCACCGCGGATAACGGATTCGATGGCGCTCATAAACCCTGAGCAGTCCCATGAAGGGTTACCGTTTCCACCCCACTGATAGGGAAGGCCGTGCTGAGTACGAGCCCAGGTAAGGGCCCGGCCAGTGCCTGGCCCACCACTCTCAATGACCTTATCGAAGTCAGGCTTCTTTGCCGTCAGCTTGTCGTCCTCGGAGAAGTCGAAAAGCCCCTTCATGTTGGGAAGGGAGTCCTTCGCCGTGGAATAGATATCGCTGACAACCTGCTCGGCATAGTCCTTGGGGCTCTGCCAGATCTCCTTCAGACCCTGCACCGTGCTGGTTACGCCGGCATAGGATTCCTTGGTCATCTCCCAGACACCTGACAGGGCGTCCTTGATGGTGCCGTACGGGTCGGATGCAAACGACGTTGCTGAGTTGAAGAACCCCGTGATGGTGTCCCAGATGTTGTCCAGTGAGTTGGTGATTATCTTGGTGATGGCACTCGGGGAGAACATGTGCTGGAGGAAGGTGTTTCCTCGCTCCACAATGTTTCCTGAGCCCTTCCAGACATCATCCCAGAAGTGCTCACCGGCAACCGGGGCAAGGGCACCACCGATGGTGCCCAGTACCTGGCTGGCTCCGTTGGACGGAAGCCTCCGCAGAAGCGTCCAGGCGTCCTTGGACATGAAGTTCCGGACAGTATCCAGACGAACGGAGGTGTCACCACCAATGAAGTGACCACTGTCCGTACCAGAACCGATGATGCCCCTCTGGACGCCGCCCCCGAGAGGGCGAGACGAGGAATCCATGTCCATGGTGCGGGAAGCACCAATGACGTCGACACCGAGGTTGAAGCCTCGTGCGGTGTCGATGATTCCCTGAAGACCAAGCTTCTCGATGATGCCGCCGTTAGCGAACTGCATTGCATCCCGGACACCGTGAACGCCCTTGGTGCGGGCGATCTGGTTAAGCCTGTTGACTTCCTGCTCACCGACAGCAGCGGTGAACTCGGGGCGCATGACAGCCTCACCACCGGACAGGTCCAGCGTGCCGGCCGTGGGGCTGAAGAACCGGTGGACGTCGACACCGGGCGTGTAGCCCGGAAGAACGCCACCCATGGCCTTCTTCTTTTTCTTGCCGCCCCCTCCGCCACCAGGCGCATGCGCGGAGATGTCATTCAGGGAGCTGTTGAGGTTGTCGGCCTTGCCGTCCGCCCCGTCCAGAGCATCCTTCAAGTCCTTGACAGCCGCAATGATGCTCTTCAGGCTTCGCCCGTTGAGTGTCGTAATCCGGCCGTTCACACCAGACTTGGTGGTACCAACCGTCTTGTAGACCTCATTGGCCGCGGAGTTGAGCTGATTGAACTGCTTGCGGACATTACCGAGTCCAGCTCGGTTCAGGTTGTTCACCCTGTCCCGGACTTCCTTGACCTTGGTCTCCAAGCCAGCAGCCGTCTTGGTGGTGTCCCGGAACTGTTCCTGAAGGGAGTTCAGGTTCTTCCGGTTGAGGTCACTTACGGCAACCGCGGCGTTGTCCGTCTTGTTCTTCAGGTCAGCGACGGTGCCCTCAGCACCGTCGATCGTCACCTTCAGTTGGGTGAGCTTCTGGTCATTCAGGTTGCCGAAGGCAGCCTTAGAATCCCGGACCTTCTCCGTCAGGCTGCGCACCTTGTCCTGGAGGTCGGAGACCTCACCAGACACCTGATTGAGGTTCTGATTGTTGAGCTGGTTCACACCCTGGGTGGCCTGAGTTACCTGCTGATTGGCGTTCTGGGCAGCACCCTGGAGGGTGTTGTTCCCCGAGCCGGCGAACTGATCCACCAACTGACGGATGGAGACACTGTTGACTTCCCGGATCTGACGCTGAAGGTCGGTAATCCCGTCCTCAGCCTGCCTGATGGCATCCTCGGTGTCCCGGATGGACTGACGGAGCTGGTTGGACCCAGAGTCTCGACCAGTGACCCGGTCACGAGCACGAGCAACAGGACCACGGATGTCCCCGCCACGAAGCTCAGTGCGACGCTCCCGGTAGCGGTTGGTCATCCGGTCACGGATGCTCCCTGCATCTCCGTCACCACTCATGCCGGCACGGACGGCAGATCCGACCTGGCGACCTGTACGGGTGACACCTCGAAGGCCCTTGAACATGCCTGCAAGAGGAGTCAGAGCAGCACCGAGGATCTTGTTGACCTTACCCAGGAGCTTCGTCCCGAGCCCGAGAGCGATGATGAAGGGAAGAGCAGCAGCAGCCATCTTCAGGAGGTTTGCGAAGACCTCCTTCACCTGAGGATGAGCGTTCAGCCAGTCCGAGAACCACTGAATCTGATCCACGAACGTTCCGATGGAGGAGAAGAACGTCTTGAGGAGTTCGGTGACATTGTCCTTCTGGTCGCCACCGAGTTCCTGGACCTTCTGAAGAAGGCCACCCTCGTAAATGGTGTTTCCGTTCTTGTCCTTGCCCGAAGCCTTACCCATGATGGACTCACCAAGGCCGGTGTACCTGTACTCACCAGTCTTGGGGTCCTCTTCAGCGAAGAGAGACCCAAGCTCGTACTGAGCCCGCTCCTTGAGCTGGGAGATACGACCAGAGATGGTGGCGGAGGTCATCCGCTCACCGAATCCAGCAGAACCACCCGCGGTGCTGTGGTCCTTCGAGTTGACGATGGGCTGACCCGTCTTCGGGTCGACCTTCGGCTTACCGTTCTTTCCCTTGACGAAGTAGTTCGGGTCCCAGCCCATGAGCAGGTTGTTAATCATGTCCTGGCCCGAGATGCCGCCACCCTTGGCGACGGGAGTACCAACCTGCTTCCAGAAGGCGCCGGCATTCTCGAAGCCGAACATCCGGGCAAGCTCACCGGCAGGAATACCAGTGGCTTGAACAAGCTGGTTGATGTTACGAGTCGGGGCCTTGTCCATGTCCATGATGCGGTCAACCGCATACATGGCCCGCTTGAACATCTCCGGGTCCAGGTTTCCGGCCCGAGCCATCGTGTCACCGATGGCCATGATGATGTCAGTGGTCTTACCAGCAGCCCGGTTAGCAGCCTCACCCTTGGTGGACTTCTTGTACCACTCCTTATCGTTACCAGCGATAGAACGAATAATCTTCATCTGGTATTCGTGCATCGTGTCGATGCTGAAAGGAGTGTTGATGGCGTATTCCTGGATCTGCCGCATTTCCTTGGCGGAAGTCTGCTTGGAGACACCCGCAGCGGAGAGACCCATCTGACCCAGGATTCGCATGTCCGCGGACTGCACACCGATGGTGGTGAGCATGGTGGAGACAGCACCAAGAGGCATCAGGAGATTGGTGGTGACGAGTCGGCCGGCCTCGGTGATGTTCGTACCGAGACGCTCAATGGCCTCACCCTGCCGGCGCCAACCGGTACGGAGGTTCGTCAGCCCCCGGCCTACAGCACGAGAGTGGTCCTCCATCTGACGCCGGTAGTCCAGGAGTTGAGCCCTGAGGCTCCGGACCTGGTCCCGGTGGGCATCCATCTGCCCCCGGAGGTCAGCCAGTCGAGCGGTACGAGCCTCAGCCAGGGTGCGACGAAGCTCCTCACGCATCTGCTGCTGGGCTCGACGGTAGGCAGCAGCCTCGTCCCGGGCTGCCTTCTCGGCAGCCTTGGTACGCTCCCGGATCATCCGGAGGCGCTCACGCTCAGCCGTCTCCCACGATCTGGCCGTGTCCCGTGCTGCCTGCTGCTCTCCCCGGACCGTCGCCTGAAGGGCTCGACGGGTCTCGGCAGAGGTGTTCTGGAGGAGCTTGGCCTTCTTCTTCTCCAGCTCGGCAGCCTCACGGAACCTCTTGCCAGCTTCCTTGCCGTAGTCCCGGGTAATCTCCTGCTCGATGCGCTTCAGGACCTTCTTGGAGTCCTGAGCGCCCTTCTGAAGCTCCTTCTGAGCCTTCTGAGCGGCCTGGGCAACCTTCTTGGGGACATTGGCCAGGGAAGTGGAGATGCCGTCTGAAAGGGCCTTTCCAGCCTTCTTACCGGAGGCACCCATCTGCTTCTCAAGCTGAGCCCGGGTCTCCCTGAGCTGCTTCTGATTGATCTTCGGGAAGACGTCGATGTAGCCTGAGCCAACCTTTATGGGGCCGCGTCCGCTGCCAGTCGTAGCCATACGGCCTCCTACAAGCTATTCATCCTGTTGAAGAACGCGGCCACTTCATGGCCAGACGCGAACTCCTCTGGTTTGGGCTTTTCCTCAACAGCCGGCAGGGGCTGTCCAGGCCGATGAATCGGTTCGGGCAAGGGGATCTCGGTGTCCTCAGACGAATTGGCCTGAATGAACAAGTAGTTGCTCAGTTCAAGGGCGTCAGAGATCCGGGCTGCTACATAGATGTCAGGACCCCACATAGTGGTTTCGTCCACGACCATGAGCAGGGTTGAACGACCCGGCTTCCGCATCAGGGATTTGACACAGACGTAGATCTTGTGAAAAGGCAACCGCCCGCGCTTGAAGTCCTCCAGGTCCAGGTGAAAGAACTCTTGAAGGTCTGCTTCGAGTTCATCCCTGTGTTCCTGAAGTGCGCGGACGGTGGTCATCAGTTTCCCGGGTCGTTGTAACCGGCTGCCTTGACGACGAGGTCAGAGAAATTGGAGAAGTCCCGGATGGTCGGGCGAGTAGCCCGGAAGGTGACCCACTGATCGGGGCCAACGATTGCCTCAATGACGTCGAACTCCGACTCGGCCAGAGCGACTTCCATGGGAAGGTCCAGCGGGTCAGCAGGAACGGAGTACTCGGTACCCTTGTACTCAATGGTGTTGGTCTTCGGAGCCTCGGCCTCGGTCTCGGCCGGCTTCGGCTTGGCAGCCGCAGTCTTGCGCGGAGTAGTCATAGGAATCTCCTGGAAACAATGAGTGAGTGAGAGAGAAGGTGCCGGGATTTAGACCTCCCGGCCAGGGTCTCGTTTCAACTAAGAGATCAGGGAGTGTCGCCCATGTTCTCCGTGGTCAGGACGTAGCCAAGGCTGCCGTCCGAGTCCATGGCGTCAATGGTGAGTTCGAACTGCTGGGCCTGAGTGCGCTGAAGGGTGATGGCACCCCGCTCAGCAACCATGGAGCGGCTCAGGACCGCACGCCACAGGTTCGTCTTGTACTTCCAGTCCACGACGATGGCGAATTCCTTCAGCTCGGGCAGAGAGCTGAGGTTCAGCTTGTACTCACCAGTCGGGGTGGGGGTCCCACCAACGTCCTCCATGACCTCTTCCCACTCGGCACCGAAGAAGGTCTCAGTGACCAGCTTCGAAGCCTCCAGGAGGGTGGCGGAGAGCTGGAAGGAAGCGGAGTCGACGTTGTAGAGGACCGGGGCCGCGGACTGCCAGGCCGGCAGAGGCGTGGTCGTGATGCTCGGGGTCATGGTGACACCGTTCTCCGACACATAGCCAAGAGCCTTGAAGCCGGCAGGCGGGGTAACCCCGTCACCAACGTCGGTCGGCAGGACCAGGCTGCCTCCGACAGGGGCAAGGTAGATCATTCCATCCGGAGCGAACCGGATCTTTTCAGCATTTCCAGAAGGCATATGGGCTCCTTGGGGGCAACAAAAAACGGCCCCTCAAGGGCCGTTGAACGTGTATGTGATTCAGGCTGCTTGGTAGTACAGGGAGACTTCTCCGCAGTACACATGCTCTCGGGAGCTGGTATCCGGCTCGTAGTCAGGAAGGCTCTGGTCCCTGGAGTCCAGGAAGTAGAGATCCTTGTAGGTCACTCCGTTGCGGAGGCCCTCCAGGAGGTGATCCCTTACGAGGAAGGCAAGCTGAGCAGCCTGTTCCCTGTCTAGGGAGTAGACCTCGTAGGCAACGAATACTCGTTCCAGCTTGGAATCCCGCTCCACCCGGTAACCCCCGTCATGAGCCACGTAGATGGTGGTGTCCCCGACCTCCCGGGCACTCAGGTCCCCTGTGACACTGCCTGCCGGCAGATCCGGAACCGACCGAAGGAACTGGACCACTGACGAGATGGGATCTAGGTTCATTCCACCCTCGCATTCAGAAGCGCTTCCCGGAGGAATCTCTTACCGGGATGCCGCTTGCCCTTCTTATCGGTCCAGCCGAGATCCTGAAGGAGCGTATGCCGGACTCGGTCATTGAGTTCGATGGTGACGTTCCCGTAGTAACCCTTGACGTCCTTCTCCACGAAGGCAGAGATGTTCTTCTTGATCTGGTTCCAGTTCGTCTTGGTGTTCTTCGCCCGGGGAGCTTCCCTGACGGCACCAATACGGATGTGCTCAGTCACCTCAGCTACCAAGGCGCCTGCTTCCAGGGTTGAGAGCATCTGGTTTTCCCAACCGCGGTGCATCGTTAGCTTGAACTCGCCCTCTCTCATCCGTTCTTCGCCCTCCAAATGATCAGGTGGGTATGACGGGTGGAGCCGTAGGGCCAGAGGTCCGGAGGACCGTCGATCTCGTACCACAGACCGCGCCACTTGACTCGGTGCTGGTCGTCCAGGGCCTCGGTGTACGGCATGTAGACGTGACACCGCTCCTGAGCAAGGTCCCGCTCAGGGGACCTCATCTCGAAGTTGCGGTCAGGCTGGACACTGGCCCGGGACTGAAGGACCAGGACCGGATGGTCCCAGTCCTTCTTGACCGAGTAGGCACCCTCAACCTCGTCAGCGCTGTAGACCTCAATGCGCTCGGTGTACTGGCTCATCAGTCCGCCCTCCCAAGGGAGAGCGTCCCTACTGTGGACCGGAACCGGCGAAGGGCGTACTTGGCAGCCTCAGACAGGGTCTGCGGGCTGGCTGAGTCGTACTCAACCTCTCGCTCACCCGTGCGTTCCATGGACAGACCAGGAGTACGGGCCATCCACCGGATGACCTCGGCCGCGGCAGCCACCTTGAGGGCGGCCGGCAAGGGGCTGTAGCCCCATGAACCAGTGATAGTGACCAGGCCGGTCCAGCCGGCCTCCCGGTACAGGCTCATCTCATGGGAGTTGCGGGTGGCAACCTCCCAATCAGTCACAACCTGACCATCCACCTTGACCTCAGTGAAGATGAGATAGGGGAGTACCCGGCGGGGAAGCTGCAAGAGGCAGTCTCCGTAACCAACGACGGTGAAGTCCTGGTCAGTACGAGGCTCGAAGTCCACCCCGCAGTAGTCCTCTATGAGGACAGTGCAGTCCTGAATGAATGCCTCAACCCGAGCCTGCTCATCGGGAGTGAGGGGCCACCCCAGACGGGTGGCCACCTCTTCAGCAGTGACAAAAGCCACTAGTCATCCCTCCCTTCAAAGGGAAGGCGTCGATCACGGAGTAGGCGCAACCTCGGTGATGTTGACCTTCAGGCCACGGACGAACTTCTCACCGATCAGCGTGCCGCGGACGTTGTAGTCCGGGTCTTCCTTGATGGTGGTGAAGCCGTACATGGTGTCCAGGCCGATCGTGTCCGCCTTCTTGCCGAAGTCGTAGTCGACCAGCATGCGGGTGGCGATCCCATTCACGTTCTGGACCGAGCCGGCAACCGCACCCATCGGGATAGCCGGGGAGACGGAGGCCAGGAGGAACGCCGACTTGTGGAAGAAGTACATCTCCAGGTCGAACGAGTTGTGAACCACAACATCGAAGCCGTAGAAGGAACCGATGGTGGCCCGACGAAGGGCGTTGGTGTCACCGCTGTAGTCCACAGCCACGAACTCGGGGTCCTTCAGAAGGATGGCCTCAACCTCGGGGCCGGCGATGACGTAGCGCTCCGAGTTCGGAACGTGGGCCTTGTTCAGGGCCATGCGGGCATCCACGAAGGCCACACGGAGGGCAAGAGCACGCTCCATGAGGTTCTCACGGGTACCGTCGTACGTCGGGATGGAGACCTCAACGTCACCACCGATGACCGCCTTCTGACCTGCGGTCAGGGCAGAACGGTTGATGTTCGCCTTGATCCACGCGGCAATGGTGTCATCGAAGTACTCGGCCATACCGCGGGTCAGCGGGGCGAGAACCTGGCCACCGAACTTCTTGAGGTCGAAAGCAACCTGCTCCATGCTCAGGGCAGTGGCGTTCTGGACCAGCGTGGTGAGCTGAACCGGGAACCGGGTCTCGTTCACGAAGCCGTTCGGAGGACGACGGTCCGTGGTCGGCAGCGGCCGGTCAGTGGCCGCGGCAAACACGTTCTTGTCACCCGTGATCGGGTTCTTGATGATGTTGGAGACGCCAGTCTCCTGCACCTTGATCGAGCGGCTCGGGCGGTTGACGTTGATGACGTCACCGAGGCCACCGGTGAAGTTCAGCTCCGAGTAACGAGCCGGAATGGAACCAAGGGTGAGCTGACGGTCCAGCAGACCCAGAGCAGCAATGGTGACCTGCTTCGGGTCAAGATTAAAGTGATGATCGGGCATAGATCCTCCAAGAGGGCATGAAAAAAGCCCTCCGGAGGGGAGGGCTCACAGATTGGCTGTGGGGTTTAGAAGATGGACCCACCAGTGATGAGATCTGCAAGCTCATTGGGGTCCATCGTGGTGACCTCCGGGGCTCCACCGGACTGCTTGCCGGCGCCCTGAAGGCTCGGGAACTCTTCCTTGCTCTTGGGAAGAGACTCGACAAAGGACTTCACGGCCTCCTTGTTGGGCCGGCCATCCTCTCCGAGGAACTTGGAGACATTCAGGTACTCGGCAGGCGGAAGAGATACCCCCGCCGTAGCAGCCTGGAGAGCCATTTCGGCAGTCACCAGATCCGTACCAACCTCGCTGAGTGCGGACGTCCGGCCCTCAGCTCGTGCAGTCTCAATAGCCTTCTCGGCTTCGGTCATCTGAGCCTCACGGAGCTTCGTCAGCTCACCAGAGGCGTCTTCCCACTTCTTCTCGTTCTGCCGGGACAGAGACTTCCACTTGGTGGAGTTGTTGCGCTCCTCTTCCAGGAGGGCAAGAGCCTCTTCAAGAGTGGCAGGAGCCTTGGACTCCTGACCCTGGCCGTTGTTACCGGCCTGGTCGTTCTTGTTGTCGTCAGCAGGGGTGTTCTCTTCAGGCATGCGCTCATCCCATTTCGGTGTTGAGTCAGCCCACCATTTCGGTTGGCTGACGTGAGCTAGGTGTTACTTCTTCTCTCCAAGCTTCCGGGAGACGTTCCCGGAGTTGCCCTGAGGTGGCTTGGCTGCCATTTCGGCTGCCTTCTTGCCTCCCGCGGGGCCACCAGGCTCCTGAGCCTGGGGCCCAAGTTCCTGGACTTCCTTCGCTGCCTTGGCATCTTCCTTACGAAGCTCACGGAAGGCTGCTATCTCGGTAGCGGTGAAGCCGGCTCGCATCCACAAGATTTCCTCGGGTACGTTGAGCTGCTTCAGCTTCAGCAAAGAGTCAATGTGCTGGGCCTCGGTCCGGTATTCCGGATCTGCCCAGACCGTTTCCATGGAGTACTCCTTCGCTCGCTTGTCCTTCTTGACAGCGAAGCAAAGCCGGATTACCTGCTCCCAGGCTTCTCCGAAGTACAACATTCGCTCCTTGACCTTGGAGACAAGGCCGGCCTCGGCACTGATGATTGCCTCACCAGAAGGAGCGGTTCCCTGGTTCACCAGGAAGTAGTGACTCGGAGTACGAGACACAGAACTGAGGTGCTGCACCAGGAGGTTGATCAGGTTCACATAGTTCTTCAGGTCCGCGGCCTGGAACTGACCGAATTCCACTTCCGGGTTCTCGGCCTGGAGGAGCTTGTCCAATCCCACGTCATACGGCATCTTGAGATTGCCGTTCTCATCCTCTTGGATTTCCAGACCGGTGACCCATCGCTGCGGCCAGGCAGCGAACTCGGAAGCCAGAAGGGCATCAGACGTAATCTTGTTGATGGCATCCTGGATTGGGATGACATTGGCAAGGTCTGAGTAGGGGTCACCATTGATTCGAGACCTGTTGTGGAACGGAACTACAGGCACGATCCCAAGAGGGTTGGGCTTACGCTGACCCTGCTCCCACTCGGTCTTCCCAAGGGGGACCTCGTAGACGTAATCCTCAGTCCAGAGAGTTACCCAGGTACGACCCCAGGAGTCCATGAAGAACCGTGCCGCGGCCTCCAGCTCCGTGCTGGAGCCGGGCTTGTACTGGACTGCCATCTCCTCAGCGGAGACGGGGGTGATGACTGGCTCCCCGTCCTTGCCACCCCACACAACGACGTACGCGCGTCCCTGGACCATCGCGTCCAGGTGCACGGCGTTGGACAGAGCATCGAGCTGGTTACGCTGCCAGAACTTCTGAGCGTCCTCGTCCATCTTCCCCTTGCCGGGGAATCGGAAGCCCTCCACACGCATTCGCTCTGTAGCAGAGTCGATGATGAGCCCACAGAAGTTGTCTCTCCAGTCGTTGAAGAGATCCTTGAAGGCGGACTTGTATCGGGCCTGGGCAAACTTGAGCTTCTGCTGTTCGCCCTCGTAGTAGCTCGCGTACTTGAGGAAGTCAGCCCGGCCATTGGTGAGCTTCCCCTGAAGGAATGCCAACCAGTCAGTCTCGGTAGCCGGCGGACCAACGGAGGTATAGCCGCTGGGAGGGATAATCATGGGGCCTCCTGTTCTAGAACCCCACGACCCGACTCCTACGGCGCTTCATGCGCCCGTCGGCTATTGCGTCTGCTCTCGCCTCCAGGGCGAGAATTGCACACACCGCAAGGTCAATCTTCCTCTTCGATCGTGGGCTGTCCTTCTGAATGAGAATTCCGACTTCACCACCAACCGTGACCTCACGAGTCACGGCATTGAGGACGTGACGAGTAAGACGCTCGTCCCCGTCGTGGCATATCTCTTTGGTCATCACCGCGGAGCGGAAACGCTCAGTGGCCTGCACCATGCGGGTTGGCTTGTTGGTCCAGAACTCGAAGACGTACTCCGTATCCCGGGTGGCAAACTGAATGGCCCACCTACCAAGGGCCTCCTGGAAGTACGGAGGATCTCCGTAGAACCATTCGACCTTGTAGTCCCGAAAAGCCTTGTAGACCGCGGCCTCAACCGCGAGGGTGTCTACTTCCCAATCGTCCCGAGCGTCTTTGGGACGCTCCCAGACGTCGATAACAAAGAGCTTCCCATCACTCAGCCGGCATCCAACCAGACCGGTAGCATCGCCGCGGATGGATCCATCGAACCCAATGGCGATCTGGTCACCCGGCTTGATGGGTTCGTAACTGGACGCAATGGCATCCCATTCGGACTTTGACATCCATCCGTCTGAAGACTCTGCGATCTGGTTGAAGTAGAATCGGCAGTAGGTTGAATCTGGAGTCGTCCGGTCGAAGAGAATTGTCTTCGTAAGTCCGTCAATGTCGGCCCAGGTGGCGTCTCCGTAGGCTTCAATGAGAGCCCGCTTGACGTGAGCTTCATCTCGAATCTGCTCAACTTCGATATCCCCCTCAAGGCAGTCATAGAGCCAGAATCCCTGAGCGACCATTTCGGACTCATGGATCCTCTGCGCAACGCTGTCCTCATTGGGGTTGTAAGCGTTGGTAGTGGTAACCCATCGACTTCCAGCCTTGGTGGTCTTCTCCACATTTCGCTTCAGGACCTGGTAGAAGTCAGGGCCACCGTTGGAACCAACCCAGTGGTGGACCTCGTCCATCACAACGAATGTCGGGCGGTTACCCTCATTGGTACGGCCGGCAGTCGCCTTGGGCTTGATGCTGCCGGGCTTGCCAGACTTGAACTGGACAATGCTCTTGGAGATCTCAAGTCCGTACTCCGCTTCCGCGGGGGACTCGGAGAGCATTCCTCGGATCATGTCCAAGGTCTGCTCGGTCTGGTCCAGTGCCGTTGCACCGATCTGCACAATGGGCAGAGGAACGGCCTTCCCGACCGGGAGGCCGAAAGCATCGAAGTGACTGAACCGGCAGGGCCCGAGGAACTCGGTGATAGCCAGGGCAGCCAGTAGAGGCGTCTTTCCCCAGCCCTTGGCACGTCTCAGCGTGCCCGCGGCGTACTTCCATGTCCCGTCAGGGTTGATGGCGTAGAACCACAGCACAAAGCGGAGTTGCTCGTCAGTGAACTGCCAGGGTTCACCGGCTCGTTCACCATCCGGCGTCACAACGTATTGCGTCGCCCAACGGATGATCTGGTAGCCAAGGGTTTCCTTGGGGGACGGAACGCCCGGAGGGAGATTTCCGGTCTGGGGCATCCCGTATCACCCCCCTATTCTGTGTCAGTACGCGCCTCCCTGCGCCATGCGCGGAAGTTCTTCATGTAGACGGCTCCATAAGCGAATGCTGATACCAGGAATCCCCATTGCTGAGTACTCACTGCGTAGGCCAACCAAAGGCCCTGAGCACCGAGGCCAACTGCCCAACCCCACTTGCTCTTTCGACCAGCGAGGTAGAGCCCGAAGACCCCAACGGCTGTCAGTAGATAGCTCCAGTAGGGGTTCATACGGCCCTCAATCGCTTGTACAGGTCGTCATCCATGTCAGGTACTGGAGAGCCCTCAGAGGGGCTCTCAGAGCCGTCCTCTGGCTTCTTCTCGAAGGACATGCGCAGTCGAGCGCGGTCCTCGTTGGTCGCCCCCCACTTCGCAACCCGCTGCCGGATCTCGCCGGCCAACTTGGTATCGCCTAGGTAGAGCTGGTCCACGAGGAGAGTTGTGATCTCCAGTTCAACCCAGTCGGTTTCCATCCACGTAGCCGACTGAGGAGACTCAGCCCAGGTCTTCCAGAAGCGCTTAGCGCTAGCAGTCTGGACGGGGAGAGTCTTGGGAAGAGGCCGGCCAGGCTGAGCCTTGGGGCTCAGCTCGACCTCATAGTCATGCTTGTTGCGCCTTACGGCGTTCTCCTTGGGAGCTGGTCCCCTACTGCCCATTGGGAACCTCCTCCGCAGTGGTAGTGAAGTAGTAGTTCCGGGGAATGGTGTGGCCATAAGAAGCCAGGGTCATATCCCCTACAAGACGGTTGATCCTGTCCTGAAGCTCCGCAAGGTCGATCACGTGCTCTTCAGCAATCTGTCCATCAGGGAGCACCTCAACGGAGTGCTCAGGGTGAGAACACATCAGATAGCCCACCTTTGTGGCATCGCTTCCCAACAAAGAAGCGTGAAGCCAATCCAGGCAACGGCCACCATCTCTTCGGTGGTTAGGACTCGTGCCATCAGAGACGAACCCCCGGTATCTGAATGCCCTCAGGAAGCTCGTAGAGGTCTCCAAGGTCGTCAAGCTCCTCCTGGACGGAGGAGCGCCAACCAGAGCGCTCCGCGGCCTTGGAGGGCCGCTTAACGTCCTCGTAGAGGTACTCGTCATCGAACTCGTGCATCGGCTTCCATTTCCTTGAGCAGCTTCCAGAGGTCCCCGGGTGTGTAGTCACCCGGGAAGGTGTCAGGCCCGAACAGCTCGACGCCGGCACGGCGGTACGCCTCCACGACGAGCTGACTACAAATCAGATGGCCCGAGTCCCGCACGCGGTCTCGAATCAACCTCGAAGGCACGCCAAGGCGCTTCAGGGCGATCGACAGGTAGTCCAGGAAGGAGTACGGGGTACCAACTAGATCAAGGGCTTGCCACATGACCTCTTCCTGTTCCTCTTCCGTCAGAGGAACAAGTCCCGTGGACCACTTGACCACGGGCGAGGCGTCCTCCAGGCGGATCAGCTCGGCCCCGGAGGGCATGGCCTGAACGACCATGCCGTCACCCACGTAGACGAGAGCGTGTTGGACGGGAGCGAAGTCCCCAACGAACCATTGCCCGAAGGTGATGAAGGCGCCGGCCAGTCCCTTGATCTTGGTCAGGCCGAAGTCGCCTAGCTTGGGTTCGGTCATCAGGTCTCCTCTCCAGTTCCTTGGCTATGTCCCGCAGGATGCGGGGGAGTGCGGTGTCAACGATGTAGGGGTAGTGGATGCCTCCAGAGCCCAGCTCGGTGACCTCCCCGTCTCCGATCTGAACGAAGACCTTGACTGGGACCTCATACCGACTCCTGGGCATCTGTGCTCCTAGCGATGGCAGCGTTTGCCCAGAACATAACCTCTTCCAACTTCGTGATGGCAAGGGCCTTCTCACGGCCCTCAGGAAGGAGGTCGTTCAGATGGTCGGCAAGCTGCCGGCAGCCCTGCCGGGCTGAAGTGTGCTCGTCTCGCTTCTCCTGCCGGCTGGCAGCATGGAAGGCAAAGCGATGTTCGATGTCCTTGGGGTACATGAGTCTCCTAGTCGGGTTCAGGGCACTGAGACCGGTGGCAACCGTGTCTCCAACAGAAGTTCGGATCTCTCATCTCTTCTTCTGTAGCCACGCCAACCCCCCGTTGGATGAATGAAGTTGTGTCAGTGCGCCGCCTTGGAATCGAACCAAGCAAGCCTCAATTGGCCAGGGCTTTACAGGCCCCGTTGTGTCCCAGCACTCAACGCAAGACCTCGTCCACAAGGAACGAGGTGTGTTTCAAAAGCCCATCAGGGCCAACCGCCTCACGACGGGATGTCGGATGCCACGGGGGCTGCAATAGCTCTCTCCTGCATCCTCTGTGCTCTTCTCCCGAGGCAGCCTCAGGTGCCTGAAGCACAGCCGTTCAACCGAACTTCCTTGTTTTGGCCGCATGACACGGCCGGCACAAGGTGATCAAATTTTCCAACTCCCAGCTACCACCCCGGGCAACCGGGACCAGGTGGTCCACCTCAAGCTCGGATCTCTTTCCGCAGCGTTGACAGGCGAACCGATCCCGGGCCAGGACCCGGGCCCTGATGGAGGGCCAGTTTCCTGGGCGGTTCTGGTTCCTGGCAGATGTGTTCTGCCAGGGCTTCCGGGTTTGGTGCTCCCGGCACCGGCCATCCCGGAAGGTCTTGGTGGTGCAACCCTTGGCCAAGCAGATCGAGTGTGCCCTTGGCATGCGTGGTTCCACCTCCAAGAAGTCTTCGGCCCAGGCTGGTTACTGATCTGGCAGCCTGGGCCAACTACCCCCTTGGATCTCGAATCAACTAACCTGGAACTAAAAAGCCGTCCTCCAAGGGACGGCTACTTACTCAACAGGGAGATCAACAAGAAGGAAACTTATCGGGATCCTCTTTAAGGAGGATCCCTCTGTAGTACTTACCTTGTCGGGGCTCCTTAAGAGCCCCTCTATGTTTTATCTCTTATCTTCAGTCTAGCATGGTCTTCCAAACTGAGTCAACTCGGTTCTTCAAGGAACCGAGTAACTAGTAAGTATTTTCTTTTCTCTCTTCACTATAGACGTCGGTGTCACTAGCCCAGGGTTTGTGACACAGGATGTTGAAGTGAGACCCACATCACAGCCAAGGAAGGTGAGAGTTAGGTTAAGTGCGTTGGCCAAAGGTTACCGGCTGGTCTACGGTGACCAGCAACGTTGCTTCGAGACCCGAACGCAACGTGTGGGGCCTAAGGGGTAACTGAACAGGAACGCAAGACTCCGTATTGAAGTGAGACACACGTCACATGTTGAAACGAGAGACTCTCAGAGCCGTTACTGACTATGGTGACCGAGTCACGAGGACTGCCGGCCTCGTGTCGAAAGGGCCACTGCATGTAACGCCGCCACGAAGGACATGACATGCCCACCAGCCTTCTTCCGCCTGATCATGAGCTTGCCAAGCTCTACCATCGTGACGTCTCGGACAGAGAGATCGCAGAGCGGTACGGAGTCACCGTTCAGGCCGTGAACAAGAGACTCTCTGCGATGGGCTTGTTCAGGAAGCCCATCTCCAAGCAGGTCAACGAGGCTCTCGCGGCACGGTGGACCATCTGGGCCCCGAAGGATGGGACCGGTCACCACAACCGGTACAGTGCCAAGGCTCTGAAGGTCTGGCTCCGGAGACAGCTCGGGGACGACACCCTGAGCAAGGCACAGTTGGACATGGCTGACCGATGGGAGCGCCGGCTGAGGCGAGACAACCTCGTCCTCTGTTACGACCCCAACACGGAATCGGCGTGGTACTACCGGCCCCGGACACCCCAGGACGGGAAGCTGGTCATCGACTGGCCGAAGCACATCCCCTTCCCAAACGAGAGGTTTAAGAGGGCCCTGGAGCTGCCCGCGGAGGACGTGCGGCGGACGCTCTGAGATCCAAGACACAGCGAGACCCCCTGTGACCAGGGGGTCTTTTGTTTTGGTTAGGTAACCCTAATGGTTGTACTGGTGACTGTGTGGTCATGGTCACGTTGATTCGAGATGTCGTTGAGTGAAGAACCTGTGTACATTCCGTTGTGCAGGTGGACATGTTTAAAGTTCACCAACTGACGCGGGGAGGGCCTAGATGCTCCGTTTGATCACGTCTCAGGAGGCGGAAGCCGACAAAGGGGACGTACTGGGGATGATCTACAGGGGCAAGATCCGGACAACCCGAACGTGGGTTGAGACGGATGCTCTCCTGATCACTGAGGTACTCGGTGAATCGTTTCGCTACTTCCTCCTGGTGCTGACGGACGAGGTCACCGAGGACGATGCGGACCAACTCCACAGATTGGCCAGGGAGTTGAGGAAGAACCTGTGCGACTGCGTTGTTGAACGAGAGAGAGTCGACAAGCAGCACAGCAGGTTCCCGGGTAGTAAGTATTTCGATCTTGTGACGGTGTATGGAGGATGACAACCCCGCCGACTGGGGCCATGTCTCGGGAACATGGCCCCTTTTTCATGCCCTGTCACAGCTAGACCAGGAGGTCACATGAGCCGAGACATCACCACACAGCCGCGGTCTGTCTCCCAGACTGAGCAGTACGAGAAGTGCAGTTGGCAGTTCTATCTCCAGCGAGTTGAGCGGGTCGTCCCTCGGCCGGCCGCCTGGTCCTTCCAGGGCACGGCCTTCCACTCGGCCGCGGAGAAGTTCGAGAAGGAGTTCAGGGAGCCCACGGCAGAGGAGATGGTCCAGCTCTTCTCCGACCAGTACAGCGCCATGGTGAACAAGGCGATGGACCAGGAGCCGGATCTGAACCGGTGGATGACTGCCAACAAGAAGCCTGCCGGCCAGGACATCGAAGAGCGGTACGCCCTGGGGCAGAGTCAGGTAGCTCGGTATGTCGAGTGGTCCAACGAGAACGAACCTGAGATCTGGGTGGATGGCGAGGGTTGGAACGGGGCGGACATCTCGGAGGCTCCGACCAACCCCAAGATGGGCCTGGAGCTGTACTTCAAGGTCGAGTTGGGAGGCGTGGTCGTCCGTGGCTACATTGATCAGCTTCCGTACGACGGAGGCCCTGGAACCGTGAGGGTTCGGGACCTGAAGACCGGAAGCACCAAGTCCGAGTTCCAGCTTCAGACGTACAAAGTCGCCGTGGAGAAGCAGTTCGGTCTCACGGTCAACCGAGGGGACTGGTACTTCGGCAAGACTGGGGGCCTGTCCAAGGCTGTCGACCTCTCCGAGGTGACGGAGGAACAGGTAGCAGCTCGGTATGTGGAGATGGACCAGGGCGTGAAGCGGGGAGACTTCCCGGCGAAGCCGGGCTTCCACTGCAATTTCTGTGACGTGAGCCACGCTTGCACTTTCAAGCGGACTCGTAGTTGAATCGAGACAGGAAGTCTGTCATACTGGAAGTAGGGAGCAGGGGCCCGAAGTCAGGGCCCCTTCCCTACGGTCCGTTAGTTGAGTCGAGACCCTGGAAGGGGAGTCGTGAAGCAGGTCAGCTACAGCGAGGAAGAGACTTACTACGTCGCCGGCCGAGACGTTGAGGACGCTCGGTACCGGGAGCGTACGGATGATGCAGCCTGCGCCACTCCTCAGGCTGCATGGGATGTCCTCTCGTATTGGGATCAGGAAGAACACGCTTCCGAGTTCGAGGTCTTCAAGTTCGTGACTACCGTTCAGGTCACCAAGGTTGACCCTCCCTACACCTCTCGGAGCTGACGTGAGTGCACGCGATGAGGCCCGCAAATGGATGATTGCGGGCAACCCTGATGAGCTGCTTGACAACTTTGCACACGAGCTTGCGGAGAAGCAGCGGGAATGGGCCAAGACTTTTGGTGAGACCCCGACACAGCAGGCCCTTCGGTCAATTATCAATGAGTCCGCTGACCTTATTGACCCGGAGGTCTCAGGTGTCTAGCGCCAAGGAAACTCTGGTCTCGACTCTGGCGAACGCTCTGGCTGTGACCCGTGTTGGTCGGATGGACGCTCACCGTAAGGAAGCAGAGCGGCTGGTTGACGAGGCTCTGAAGGAGCAGGCTCTTCGCCTCTCAGACAGGGTCCTTGAAGAGGCTTGGCCTCACGAGCGGGACGAGCGAGAGAACGAACTGATTTACAAGATGGCTGACCTGATCAATCAGGAGGCCCAGAAGTGCTGATTGTTCTGACCGCGATCATCTCTCTGTCCGTTGGATTCGTCCTCGGCTTCCTGTCAAAGCCGGCTGAGACGCCTCTGAAGGAGGCTCAGTGAATAGCTGGCACCATGCCGTCTCCGCGGCACGGAAGTGGGGCGGTAGCCCCGAGGACTACCTTCCGATTGAGGAGTTCATTGACTCCTCCAAGAAGATCATTGGTGATGTACGACACCGGTCCTTGTACCACCACACCGAGGGTACTTGGCTTGTTCAGCGGATCTTCGGTGTGACCCTGGACATTCAGAAGGGCAAGCGGATTGTGAAGGTGCCGACTCGGCTCATTGCTGAGCGGCACATCATGGAAGACCTGGGTTGGCTGCCTTCGCCGGCCGACTACATCGACGGTATGCCGGTCAAGAAGTGGATGTCCGGTTCTCAGCGCAAGGAAGTTCCTCTGTCCACCCTTCTCCTCAACCAGCCTTCGGAGGCTTCAGCATGACGACTGACACCAACTTCCTCGGTATGCCTGTCTCTGGTGACATCACTGCCGGCTCGACTCGGGTCGAGCAGAAGCCTCTTGAGGAGCTTGCTCCGCTGTTCCAGGGCCTCCTTGATGATCCCACCATCGTTGAGTTCGGGTGGACGCAGTACACCCCCTACTTCAATGATGGGGAGCCCTGTGAGTTCAGCGTTAGCATCGTGTGGGTCAAGACCTCGGATGACGAGGTGGACGATGATGAGATCTCTGTCTATGACCTGAACGTTGACTACCACCCGAGCCTTGGCAAGGTGAAGAGCCACTGGGAGGGTGACTGGCCGAACCGTCAGCACGTGATTGACGGGTACGAGGGTCCGGACGAGGACCGGTACAACCGGTGTAAGGCCCTTTCTGGCGCTCTTCAGTCTGGGGCCTTCGATCACGTCCTGCTTGAGCACTTCGGGGATCACGCCTTCATCACCGTCCGTAAGGACGGCATCGAAGTTGAGTTCTACTCTCACGACTGATCTTCTCTGGCACTATGGTTGATTCGAGACGCTGAGTCGTGTAGGGTCTCTCTTGTAGCCGAGAGAGGGAGTCGAAGTGAGTGCACGGGAAGAGCTGATTGAGGCTCTGACGCAGGGCGTAGCTCATTCTTCGGAGTATGCCGGTCTTCTGATCGACAACCTCCTTGAGGAGGCCGTAACGAAGATCCGTGAAGACACTGCACAGTGGGATGGTTGGCCTGAGAAGCAGTCTGCTATGGGCTACGCAGCTAACCTAATCGACCCTTACGCCAAGTAAGACCCCTGAACGCTTAGGGCCCCGAGACAACACCTCGGGGCCCTTTCGTATGTCTGGAAGAAGGTGAGTGTCATCTATAGCTTGGTCCAGAGTGCAAGGATCAAGGGCTCCGCAGGGGAGCCGATACCCAACCCGTCCAAGGCACTTCAGAAGCTGGACGTCGACTTCAGGCGAGGGGAACTCTCTCTCGTTGCTGCCGGCCCGGGTACGGGTAAGTCCCTCTGGTCCCTAAACCTCGCTCTCTACGGTTCACTGCCGGCCATGTACTGGTCCGCGGACTCGAACGCTGCTACGCAGCTCAGTCGAGCTACGGCCATGCTGACCGGGGACAACGTCCGGGATGTCAAGAAGGCACTCCTGGAGGACAAGTTCCAGTCCTACGAACGAGTCCTCGGAGACAAGTGGTGGATCCGGTTCAGCTACGAAGCCATGCCTACTCCGCAGGACATGGAAGCTGATCTGGCGATCTACTACGAGGTCTTCGGCTGCTTCCCTCATCTCTGTGTCGTGGACAACATCACCAACGTGGACACGGGCGGTGCCGGCGATGCCGAGTCCTTCACCTTCGGGCTGGAGGGTATGTGTGAGTACCTCAACGACATGGCTCGGGAGACCGAGGCTCACGTCCAGGCCCTCCATCACGTCACTGGTGAGTACTCCGATGGCTTGAAACCCATTCCCTTGTCTGGGGTGAAGGGCAAGATCGGCCGTGTGCCGAGCTTGATCCTGACTATCCATCGGGAGCCGGACGAGCAGGGCATGAACCGGGTACTGAACATCTCACCTGTGAAGAACCGTGAAGGCTTCGCAGACGCCTCGGGCAACACCTTTGCCAAGCTGGAGCTTGACAGCGACACCCTTCGTCTGAAGGACCACGCTGACGCCACGGGTATCAACTTCTAGGAGGAGTAGGCATGTTCGAACAGGGCGACCGTGTGAAGAGCGAGTGGACGTCGAACCTGGGCAAGGTTCTCTACGGCCCCTTCGTCCCCGCGGCTGAGCATTACAAGGGGGAGGAGTCCTACCTTGTTGAGCTGCTGGAGGGCCAGAGGAAGGGGATGACGGGTATCTGGCCTACGAAGGTCATGAGTCGTGGCCCCAAGTTCGAGCTTGGTCAGAAGGTCACGTTCACCTACAGCCCTGTAAGTGAGGTCTTCGAGGTAGCAGCCGGCCCGTTCCCGGGTGACGAGGGGCAGCCTCTCTACGTCCTCAAGGACAAGGACGGTGTCCACGACACCTCTTGGGAGAAGCACATGGTTCCGGTTGAGTGACCTAGATCACCCCTTCACATTTGCTTCGCAAGTTGATTCGAGACCTACACAGGGTGCACACTGGAGACATGAAGACGAACAAGCGCACGAACCCCACAGGCTTCGGAATCCAGAGAGACATCACGGATGACGGAGCGGTCCTCTACCTCAGGATCACGAACCCCCGCCGGCTGAACACCAAGTCCCTCGGAGAGGTTCTCGTCCGCTACCTTCAAGGTGGATTCGAGACACTGATTCTCGATCAGGGTCCCTTCAAGCGACAGAAGATGAAGCTCGTTGAGTTCCTTGGCCGGCTCCAGGCCAGTTTCAACGAAGGACAGCTTCTTTTTTTCGAGCGTAAGTTGAATCGAGACCGTGTCTCGTTCTAAGACACGGCAGTGTACGAAGTGCCTGAAGAACAGGGCACTGCGGTTCTTCACTCCGCGGGGTCGGGTCTGTGCCGACTGCCGGAAGAAGTCTCGGAGCAAGGCTTCTCACGAGAACCGAGTACAGGACACATACGGGTTGCTTCCGGGGGAGTACGACAAGCTCCTTGAGGCCCAAGGCGGCGTCTGTGCTATCTGCGGAGGAAGTCGACGCGGAAATCTGGACGTTGACCACGATCACACCACTGGGGCAGTTCGGGGCCTGCTGTGTGCAGCAGACAACCGCAAGGTTCTGAAGTACGCCAGGAATGACCCGGAACGACTTCGTAGGGCTGCGGCCTACTTGGAGGATCCGCCGGCTCCACGGTTCATCGGTATTCGCATCCACAAGGAGAACAGGGGGCTTGGTGGAGGAGACATGGAAACCGATACCTGATTACCCCGAGTATGAGTGCTCGACTCTTGGGCGGGTCAGGTCGTGGAAGCCAATAGGTACGAACCAATCATGCGAAGGCAAGCCTCGGGAGGAACCACTTCTCCTCTCTCCAGGAAGGACCCGCGGGGACTACCTATCCGTTGGTCTATGCAAGGAGGGATCAGCCAGGAGCTTCAGGGTCAACAGACTGGTGCTTCTTACCTTCGTTGGCGAACCACCAGAGGGTATGCAGGCTTGCCACAACAACGGAAACCGGCAGGACAACCGTCTGACTAATCTCCGATGGGATACCCCGCTCAACAACACGAGGGACAAGGTTTCTCACGGAACTCAGATGTACGGTCCTGACTTCAGTCAGTCCAAGCTGACCGCGGACATCGTTCGTGAGGCGCGCCGGCTGTACGTGCCCAAGCATCCCGAGTATGGGAATAACGCCCTGGCCAAACGGTACGGGGTTTCTGCTCCAACCATGCATAAGGCAATCCAGGGAAAGACCTGGACGACTGTGAAGGACACTGACTGATGGACACCATCGTCTCGAACTACCGCGAATACATGGGCACCGCTCACTTCATGAAGCAGCTTGAACGGGAGTACTTCTTCCCTGTTGAGGTCTACAAGGAGAACGAGGATGGCACGCGCGAACTGGTCCGGATCGACCCCGCCTAAGCCTCCTATCGCTGAGGTCTTCTCGGAGTTCTACCCGGAGGTCCGCCTTTCCTACGGGCCCGGATGGAACAGCACTTGGCAGAAGATCTTGTGTCCTCTCCATGCGGAGGACAGACCTAGTGCCTCGGTGAACATTGAGGCCAACCGTTGGAAGTGTCACGCCTGTGACGTCTCCGAGGACTCATGGGCAATCATCATGCGGGAATTGGAGGTGAGTTTCCCTGAAGCGCTCGAATGGGCAAATGGCTGGAGCGGTGGAGGCGGCGAAGCTCTACCAGAGTCAGTACCAGGGGAGCCCAGCAGAGGAGTACCTGAGCGCCCGCGGTTTGGACGAGGGCGCAAGCAAGTGGCTCCCCGGGTACGTCGGTTCGGCCAGAACGGGCCATGAGAAGTATCGGGATCACCTAGTCATCCCGTACCTTCGGCCGGCTGGTGGGCCTCACAAGGTAGCTACGGTCCGGTTCCGGTGCATCCGGGACGAGTGCGTGAAGGACTCAGACGGGTCGTACTTCTTCCAGAAGGGCATGAAGGAGCAGCACCAGGGACACGGGAAGTACCAGTCCCTGCCCGGTGACCATCCGCGGCTGTTCAACACCGAGGCACTGATTGTGCCCAGTCCCCATGTGGCTATCTCTGAGGGTGAGTTCTCGGGGTGGGCTGTCGAGCTGGACGGGATCCCCTCGGTGGCTGTCCAGGGTGTGAGTGCCTGGAAGGACCACTTCGATAGAGCCTTCGCCGGCTACGAGAAGGTCTTCATCCTCGGGGATGGAGACGAGGCTGGCAGGAAGATGACGGAGAAGTTGGCGGAACGCCTTCCCAACGGAGTTCCCATCGAACTCCCTTCGGGAGAAGACCCGGACTCACTTCGTCAGAAGCACGGTGACGGAGTCATTCGACAACTGCTAGGGCTGGAGGGCTGATGGCTGACATGGGTGGTTGGAGCCTCACTGAGGCATACGCAAAGCCGGGGACCCTCTGTCTTCAGGCAGAGGAGGTGAGGGACCTGGACATTGTCTACAACGACAATCCGCTGACCCCTTCTCAGATGCGTGCTCTTGGGGAGCACCTGATCCGTGCGGCTAACGAGATGGAGGCCTGATGTTCGAGGCAAGTGACTACGTTGAGACTGTTACGGACGACCGGATGAATGGTCTTTTCGGTGAGGTCGTCAGGGTCGGCTTTGACGAGCATGAGGGTGATTACGCGATCCTGATTCTGGACGAGGATCGAGAGTTTGGGCTGGAGACCTACTTCCTCTTTTCTGAGCTTCGGAAGGTGGAGGCATGAGCAAGTTCAAGGTTGGTGACAGTGTCGTGGTTGTTCGTGACAACCATCAGGGGCAGGGAAACTACGTCGGGGAGAGGGGGACCGTTCACCGTTTCGAGGAGTCCGAAGAGTATGACGTTGCTGTGCGGCTTGGTCCTCACCGCATCCGTAACTTCGATGAAGATGAGCTGGAGTTCGAGCACGTCTACGATGCCCCCTCTTCTCCTTACGTCAAAGTTGATTCGAGACTGACTGACTCTCGGTTCATCACCAAGGACTCCGGTGAGCGGGAGACCTATGCAAGTGGCATGGTCCGGGACGCTGATGGAGCGACGAAGGACAACTTCTTCCTCCTGGTTCACAAGGGCGTTCCGTATGAGGAGCAGTTCCTTACCCGGTTTGCTCAACTCCTGACCCGAGGTGCGGAGAAGTACTCGAAGCGGAACTTCGAGCTTGCCAACTCGCCGGCAGAGCTGGAGCGGGCTCAGGAGAGCCTCTTCCGTCATCTCATGCAGTACCTCTGCGGGGATGAGACCGAGGATCACGCAATGGCCATCTGCTTCAACGTACTTCTTGCTGAACTGACCAAGTATCGGATGAAGCAGCTTGGAGGCACTGTTGAGTAAGCCGGTGATCGTGGACCTCTTCTGCTGTGCCGGCGGGGCTGGAATGGGCTACCACCGTGCAGGCTTCGAGGTGATCGGGGTGGATATCGTACCCCGTCCCAACTACCCATTCGAGTTCGTCAAGATGGACGCCATTGACGTACTCAAGGATATTGTCCGGGGCTATCAGAGGTGGATGGTAGGGATCCACGCCTCTCCTCCTTGTCAGAAGGACTGCACTCTTACCAAGGGCACAAACGCCCATCTGGCAGACAAGTACGTAGACCTCTACGACCAAACCAAGGAACTCATGGAGGCCACCGGCCTCCCTGGGGTCATCGAGAATCCGCGGGCCCAGAAGGACATGGTCCTCTGCGGTGAGATGTTCGGTCTCGGTGTCATTCGGCATCGGAACATCGAACTCGTCAACTGGTCGGCTCCTGCACCGAAGCACAAGACGCACCGAGGACGTGTCCGCGGATACCGCCACGGTGTTTGGTACGACGGTCCTTACATTGCCGCCTACGGAAAGGGCGGAGGTAAGGGCAACGTTCAGGAGATGCAGGAGGCAATGGGCATCGACTGGACGGACGTCCACGAGGAACTGACCGAGGCCATTCCGCCGGCCTACACCGAATACATAGGCCATCAGCTCATGGCCCATCTGAAAGGAAGTGGTTCATGAAGCTGCTTACGCTAGACATCGAGACAAGTCCGAACTTGGCCCACGTCTGGGGCCTTTGGCAGCAGAACGTTGGGCTCAACCAGCTCCTTGAGTCCGGTGAGGTCATCTGCTTCGCAGCCAAGTGGTACGACTCGGAGAAGACCCAGTTCTTCTCTACCTTCCACAACGGCAAGACGGAGATGGTTGAGGCTGCACACGACCTCCTTGACCTGGCTGACGCTGTAATCCACTTCAACGGGGCCCGGTTCGACATCCCTCACCTCAACCGGGAGTTCGCTGAGGCTGGGATGACCCCGCCCTCTCCCTACGCTCAGATCGACCTCCTGAAGGTCGTCAAGAAGCAGTTCCGGTTCCCGAGCAACAAGCTCGACTACGTCACCAAGGCTCTGGGGCTGGACCACAAGGTCCAGAACGGTGGTCATCAGCTCTGGGTTAAGTGCATGGCCGGCGACTTCCAGTCCTGGGAGGAGATGAAGAAGTACAACGTCCAGGACGTTGTGATCACTGAGCAGCTCTACGACCGGCTGCTTCCGTGGATCTCCTCTCACCCGGCCCATGGCCTTTACCAGGAGGGTGACGGAGACACCTGCACTAACTGCGGTGGCTCGAACCTGAAGAAGCGCGGGATTGCCTACACACAGGTCTCCGCCTTCCAGCAGTACCGGTGTGACGACTGCGGGAAGTGGATCCGCGGAAACAAGCGCCTGTCCGGTATCGAGATGCGAGGGGTGAAGTGATGAACGAGTCCGTTTGGCTTGAGCTGAAGGTGGACTTGGATGGGCTGGTCCACAACATGGAGGAACTTGACCGGGACACCCTCTTTGAGTTTGTGAAGCGTCTCGATGAGCGGGTGTCGGAGTGGGATTTCACTGTCAAACTCCGGGACTACTTCAACGGAATTGACTACTCGGAGGTGGACGGCTGATGGCTACTGCGCCGAAGTTCAAGTCCCGGGTCTTCACCCGGGATGAGCTTTCAGAGATGGGGGTCCCCTACGAGTGTGACCCTGAGAACGGTTATGCCGAAGAGCTTCATGACGCGCTGTATGACACCACTCGTTGGACCAACGTCTATGAGTTCGTATTTCGGGCCCCGGACGACGGTAAGGCATACCGCGTCTATTACGAGGTTGGCGCGAGTGACAGTCAGGACGACGTAGATCCTTGGGACTACGAGGACAAGATTCGGGCTACTGAGGTCGAGCTTGTTGAGGTAGTCACCACGGAATGGAAGCCGGTGAAGGCTGATGACTAGGTATGCCGTTCCTCTCCAGACATACGCAAGTACGGTGGTTTACGTCGAGACGGACGAGACAGACCCCAACAAGATTGCTTCCCTGGCGGAAGAGCAGGTGGAGGTAGGCAGTCTCTGCCATCAGTGTGCTTCGGACGTCGACCTTGGTGACGTGTGGGAAGTAGTGGAGTACGACGGCAAGCCCGAGGTCTACAAGGAGGATGAGTGAGCACAGAGTTTGATTGGGAACCCATCATCGAAATCGCGGGCAAGGTTGCCTTCGAGGTCGCTGAGAAGTGGTCGGTCGTTGAGGCCGATGACGTCAAGCAGGAGATCATGGTTCATCTCCTGACCGAGCGTGAGCGACTGTCCGAGCACTTCGGAGACACGGACTTCATTCGTAAGGTCTGCTGGGTTGCCGGCAAGCGGTTCGCAGCCAAGGAGCGCAACCACTACGACCTGATGGACGATCAGTACTTCTACACCCCGGATGAGGTTCGTATCGCTCTCCGGTCCTTCATCTACTCAGATGAGGAGATCGGTCAGGTCATTGGCAAAAAGGATGACCTGACTCAGTGCCTGATCTCGGACAACATTGTGACTGCCCGGGTGGATGCCGCCCGCGGCCTCCAGAAGGTGTCCAAGGGCTACCAGGAGGTCATTCAGCGGGTGTTCATCTATGGGCTGCCCCCGAAGGACGCCAACGAGCGTCGGGCCTCTTACAGGGCCGTTGACGCCCTTACTCAGGCCATGAACCGACTTGTTCGGACGGGACGATGATTGAGACTCGCCTTTCCCATCTTCTTTATGGAAGTTCCTACTTTGTCCGGGTCACCTTCGGTGGTGACCTGGAAGAGGTCAACCTCCGGTTCGGTAGTGACGACTGCCCTGATGCTGACAACGACCTGAGCCTTGATGACCTCAACACGCTGATTTACATGCTGTCCGTGGCTCGGGGTGAGCTGGAGAGCAACCAGCCGACTAACAAGGAGACTGAATGACGGAGTTTCGTACTGATACGGCCAGGCAGGTCTTTCTTCGCACCTACAGCCGGACGAAGCCGAACGGCGCACAGGAATCGTGGGAAGAAACTGTGTCTCGGGTTGTCGACGGCAACCTGAAGCTCGTTGACTCCCGGTACATCGAAGAGGGTGAGCGTGAAGACCTCATGGACCTGATCGGCAGCATGAAGGTGCTGCCGGCTGGTCGTCATCTGAAGTCGAGCGGGGTCAACAACTTTGCTCTGAACAATTGTTGGGCGGCCGGCTGGGATCCGGCCCGTCCTGAGGAGCACTTCACCTTCACCCTCCTCCGCCTGGCCGAAGGCGGGGGAGTGGGCTCGAACTACTCGGCTCGGTTCTTCGAGGACTTCCCCGCGGTGCAGGTGCCGGTGAACGTCCACATCGTCTGTGACCCGGAGCATCCTGACTATCTGGACATGGTTGAGGCTGGTCTCATCTCGACTGAGTACAGCCACGATTGGGCCGGCGCGTATGCGGTGGAGGACTCACGAGAGGGCTGGGCTGAGGCCCTCGGGGATTTGATCCGTACGGCTCATGACCCGAAGACCCGGCACACTCAGCGGGTGTACGACGTCTCTCGTGTCCGTTGCAAGGGCAGCCCACTGAAGACCTTCGGGGGTACTGCTTCAGGCCCTGAGCCCTTCGCAGAGATGATGTGGGAGGCCGGGCAGCTCCTGACTAAGGTCTTCTATCGCGATGGAATCGTTGATCCTGTCGGTACTGAGCACATCAATGGGCTTGACGCCATGCGGATTGACCATGCCATCGCCAAGGCGATCGTTGCTGGTGGTGTCCGTCGATCTGCTCGCATGTCGATCATGCGTTGGGATGACCCACTCATCTTCGAGTTCATCAACATCAAGGCTGAGGGAGGTCACTGGACCACCAACATCTCTGTTGAGGTGGACAACGCCTTCTTTGCTGCCTTGTACGAGGAGCCTGACACTCAAGTAGTCCAGGTGTTCGTAGACTCTGAGGGGCGCTATGTCCAGGATGACGATGGAAGTAATCCCGGCTTCCTGGGCCTTTCGCTCAGTGAGGTGCGTCGTCCCGTGGCTAAGGGCGCTAAGGCTGCTCTTCAGGCGAAGAACGTCCTTTGTGCCATCGCTGAAGGCATGCTCCGGAACGGGGAGCCTGGTGTCTGGAACTCGGCTCTCACTGCGGAAGGGGAGGTGGACGGCACCTTCACCACCAACCCGTGTGGTGAGGCAACGCTGACTCCCTGGGAGCCGTGCAACCTGGGATCGGTCAACCTCGCTGCGTTCGCTGGCCATGATGGCAGCGTGGACTCAGCCGGCATCCGAAAGGCTCACCGTCTCCTCACTCGGTACCTGATCCGGGCGACGTTTGCTGACGTCGCTGACCCCAAGTCGGCCGAGGCGATTGCTCGTTACCGTCGTATTGGTGTGGGGCACCTCGGCTTCGCTGACTACCTCTACAAGCAGGGGATCCGCTACACGGAGGCTGATGGGGTCTACCCGGGCCGTGCTCTTCGTGGCTGGGCTCAGGTCGTGGACGAGGCAGCAGCCGAGTACGCGAACGAGCTGCGTATCCCGGTTCCGATCAAGAAGCGGGTGATTGCTCCGACTGGCACCATCAGCAAGTTGGCCGGCGTCTCTGGTGAGGCGACGCATGCTCCCTTCGCTGACTACTTCATCCGCAGGATTCGGTTCTCCACCGTGGACCCGAACGAGGTTGCTCAGGTGGAGGAGTACAAGCGCAAGGGGTACCGAACGGAGCCCTGCCAGTACGCAGACAACACCGTAGTGGTGGAGATCCCGACCAAGGATGCCCTTCTTGACGAGCTGGAGTTCCCGGAGTACTTCCAGCACGCTGGGGAGCTGACCATTCGGGACATGCTGAACGTTCAGCGGGTCTATCAGAAGTACTGGGCTGACCAGGCCGTGTCTTACACGGTCAACGTCGATCCGGAGAAGTACACCGCGGAGGAACTGGCCGGCGTCCTGGCTGAGTACCTCCCGGAGCTGAAGGGGACAACCGTGTTCCCGGAGATGTCCATGCCTCAGTCTCCCTACGAGCGCATCTCCTTCGAGGAGTACAAGGCTCGGGCTGCTGAGGTCGGCATTGAGGTCACTGACACCGGCTTCGATGAGGCATGCGCTTCAGGCGCATGCCCCGTGTGACCCACAGCACTGCACTCTAGGTTGAATCGAGACCACATGTTCGTCATACTGGAAGTAGGAGGTAAGCGTGACTGACTTTGACCCCACCGACCCCTGGGGACAGAAGAGCCCCTGGGATGTTGCCCAGCCTGAGCCCCAGACTGCACCGGAGGTGCCTGTGACCAACCCGTCTGCTGCTGTTGTTGCCCCTAACCCCTTCAAGATTGGCCTGACCCTCAAGGCAGGCGCCGGCTATGACGCTGAGTGGATCACCCCGACCATCTACGGCGCCTCTGCTGACGAGGTTGCTTCCCGCACGGTGGAGCTGATCAACGCCCTGAAGCAGCACGGTGTGATTGAGCTGACCGCTAAGGCCGCGGAGTTCACTCGGGGCCAGGCTGGTGCAGGCAAGCCGGCCGCCCCCGCGGCCAAGCCGACCTTCCAGAATGGCCAGGTGCAGTACGGCAACCAGCCGGCTGCCTCGTCCGGTAGCTCGGACCGACCGGACAACGTCCCGGCCCACTTCACCTACAAGGAGGGGACCAAGAATGGGAAGACCTGGAAGGGTTGGTTCCCGCCCCGAGGTTCCAGTGAGGCCCCGATCTGGGTCTAATTTCTTGCTCAGATAGTTGATTCGAGACTGGAACTCCTCTAGTCTTCAGGGGGCCGGTAATCCGGCCGGCCCCCTTTGCCCTTCGGCATTGGAGTCATATGGACGTGAAGGCTGCAAAGGTTCTCGTAGCGGGTGTGGGAACTGTTCTCGCCGGGAGCGTGGTTGCACACGGGTTACTGGAGATGAACGGCCCTGAGATCCGACACGTAAGTACCCCTGGCCCTACGGTTACTGAGACTCAGATTCAGATTCGGGATGGAAAGATCCCGGTTCCTGGTCCAACGGTGACTAAGAAGGTCGTTGAGACCAAGACAGTTCGTCCCAAGGTTCCCGAGCACGTCACCCGCTCCAACGAGCGGAAGAAGCCCAAGACTTCCTCGGTACCGCGGGCAGGCGCCAGGGCAGCAGCTCAGTCCATCTTCGGTTCGCAGTTCTCGTGCATCGACGCACTGATTACCCGAGAGTCCGGGTGGCGAGTGAACGCCACCAACCCTTCGTCTGGGGCCTACGGACTTCCCCAGGCTCTTCCCGGTTCCAAGATGGCGTCTGCCGGCGCCGACTGGCGAACCAACCCGGTTACGCAGCTCCGTTGGATGAAGTCGTACGTCGATGGTCGATACGGCGGGGCTTGTGGCGCCTGGAACTTTTGGCAGTCCCACCACTGGTACTGAGGAGACCTCTTGTTTGATAGCACCTTCCGGTCTGACATGACTGTGGACCTGATCAAGCATGCTGCGGAAGACACTGACGTTACCTTCGCTGCCCGGGTCTCGACTCAGGGTGGGGAGTCCCGGTTCAACGAGGCATCTGAGAAGGACGCCGGCCTCATCAACTACCTGATGCGGGATCGACATGGTAGTCCCTTCGAGCACACGTCGATGACCTTCTACATCGAAGCTCCGATCTTCGTTGCTCGGGAGTTCTTCCGTCATCGGGTGGGCTGGTCCTACAACGAGGAGTCCGGTCGCTACAAGGAGCTTCAGCCGGTCTTCTACATCCCCGGCAAGGAACGCAACCTTGTCCAGGTTGGGAAGCCCGGTGCCTACACCTTCGAGCCGGGGACTGGCGATCAGTACGTCCTCATGACGTCGGACATGAGGCATGCCTACATAGAGGCGTACGAGTCCTACAAGCAGATGCTTAAGGACGGAATCGCCCGAGAAGTAGCCCGCATGGTCCTTCCTGTTGGTATCTACACCTCGTTCTACGCCACCTGTAACGCTCGGTCTCTTATGCACTTCCTGGGTCTCCGAACCGCGGATCCCGAGAGCAGGTTTCCAAGCTTCCCTCAGCGCGAGATCGAGATGGTTGCTGAGGAGATGGAGAAGGTCTTCGCCGGCCTGATGCCGGTCACCTACGGAGCCTTCCAGAAGAACGGCAGGGTAGCCCCGTGAACTGTCCGGGGCACTGCTTCATCTCCGTTTGGATCGCAGGCAAGTACGTCCTGAAGTGCATCAACTGTGAGGAGATCCGATGAGTGAGCTGAAGCCCGGAGACAAGATCCGGATTCTTGAGGATCGGCTTGAGGATGCAAATGTCGAAGCTGGAGATATTCTCACGGTGAATTGGGTTTATGCAGGTACGTTCACCGCCAATCGTTGGTATTTCGGCATGGAGTTCGAGGGCACGGGGTGGGAGCGCTATGAGGCGTAATCGCAATGACGAGCTGGTTGTTGGGATCCTGATGGCCCTCATCCTGGTGGGCATCCTGAGTTTCGGAATCTGGTCCCGAGTCAGTGGACCTTGTTGGATGTGGAACTGGGCTCCTGCAAAGGACATCCCGGGTCGCTGCATTATGGGGGACAAGTGAACTACGCGGAAGAGTACGAACTTCGTTGGAAGGGTGCAGCAGGAGGCTGGAAGCTGCTTAACACCTTCGAAACCGAAACTGAAGCCGTTGAGGCGATGAATGAAGATGTCAGGGATGTATCCGGCTCCTGGCGGGTGGTTCGAGTCTCTGAAGTAACTGTGGCGAGTGTCGCCAAGGCGTAAGTCAACTCAACAGGGGAGGTCACTTTGAAGGTTCTCGAAGCTGATGTGCAGGGTCCGGTTCGGATCTATGTGGTTGAAACCGCGGGTGACCTCCCCGCCTTCTATTCCTTCGTAGAAGCTAACCAGGACTTCCTTGGGTTCGACACTGAGACGACTGGTGGCTTCAACTGGTGGGATGCGCCAGACAACTACGGTTGCCGGCTGGCTCAGTTCGGTAACTGGGACACGGCCTTCATTCTCCCCGTTGAGTTCGGAGGTCCTTTTGTCCAGGCCATGAAGTGGGCACTGGACAAGGTCAAGCGCCTGTCGGCTCAGAATCGCGGGTTCGACTTCCACGTCATTGAGTCTTGCTTCGGTGTCGACCCCTTCCCCCTGATCCAGAAGACCTGGGACACCAAGATCCTCGCTCACCTCGTTGATGGACGGGCGGTCAAGGAAGGTGGCGTAGGACTCAAGCTCGAAGAGCTGGTCAAGCACTACGTTGACCCTGGCCTTGGGGCTCGGATCAAGGGCTCTATGAACGAGATTGCTCAGGACATGAACCGGCAAAAGGAGGTCGTGGGCTTCAAGGCCCGGGACAAGGACAAGGTCACCCATGAGTTCCGGTTCTCGGACCGTCCAGGGCTGACCAAGGAGGAGCTGAAGGCCGAAGGCTACTCCTACATCCGGGAGTTCAAGGAAGGCATCTACGGCAAGGTCACCAAGGACAACGTGTGGGCGAAGGTGCCTCTCTTCCACGAGGGATACAACCTCTACGCCGGCATGGACCCGATCTTCGCGTATCGGCTGGTCAAGATCCTGTTCCCGCTCATCCCGCGGAAGTCTCTGGGATACGGCCTCATCGGCTGGGAGCACCGACTTCACTGGATTACATACCAGATGGAGCGGACTGGTTACCTCGTTGATGAGGAGTACACCCGGCTTCGGATTGAGGAGCTGGTAGAGGAAGAGGAGAAGTGGAAGGCGGTTGCTGCTGAGTGGGGTGTGAGCCTAATCGGCTCTTCCGCTCAGATCATTGAGGCTCTGACCAAGCTCGGTTTCAAGCTGACCAAGAGAACGAAGCCGAGCAAGGAACACCCCAATGGGCAGATCTCGACTGATGACTCTGTTCTCCAGTCTATTGACCATCCTCTGACTGAGGCCATTCTCAAGGCCAAGAGTGCTTCCAAAAAGCGTTCTACGTGGTTCGAGGCGGCCTACAACAACCGGGACAGAGAAGGGCGCGTCCACCCGTCTATCAACTCGCTACAGGCCCGTACAGGCCGCATGAGCATCACCGGAGCCATTGCAGCTCAGACCCTACCGTCTGGTACCGGCTATGTACGTCACTGCTTCTTGGCTGAGCCTGGGCATGTCTCGGCTACGGTCGACTTCAGTTCCATGGAGCTGATGTTCCTGGCCGCGGAGAGCGGCGATCGACGGATGCTCAAGGCGTATAAGGAAGGGGAAGACCTCCACAACATCACCGCGGCTGGTGCTTTTGGTCCTATGGGGTGGGATCCCACTAGTGGGGAGAATCACCCCAAGCGCAAGGCAGGTAAGGGCACCAACTATACCGTCTGTTTCGGAGGCGGCTGGAATGCCGTCTCTACTCAGTGGGACATCCCGGAAGAGGATGCCAAGAAGGCTGTCAAAGGCTTCTGGGACACCTTCCCGGCTACCAAGAAGCTCTCTAACAAGTTCAGTGACGAAGCTCGACAGAACGGCTTTATCTACACCGCAACTGGCCGACGGATCCTGACTGACGAGAAGCGTCCATATGCCGGCATGAACTACCGGATTCAAGGAACTTGCCGGGACATTACGGTTCGGGCCCTGGTGGAGCTGGACAAGGCAGGTTTCACACCCTTTATGCGTCTTCCGGTGCACGATGAAGTGGTCTTCAGCTTCCCCAAGGAGCGAGCGGTAGAGCTGGCAAAGAAGGCCGCACAGATCATGGCCTTTACGTACAAGGGTCTTACGATCCCCGCGGACTACGAAATTGGTGACAGGTCATGGGGCAGTTGCCTCGATAAGGAGGACTCGAAACACTGATGGCCAAGAAAAAGATTGCTCACGAAGTCAAGTATGAGCTGGTTGTTACTGAGTCAGAGCTGATGTTGATTCGCAGGGCGCTTCACCTGGTGAACAACTTCGGAGACGCGGAAGACTGGGATCCCGCTATCCAGCTCCTCAACGACCTCAGCGAGGAGGACTGATGGACGACTACACCACTGAGGAAATCTCCGTCCTCTTTGATGCTCTGGACGAGCACTTGGGCAAGCTTAAGCACTATCCGCAACAGTTCACGCCGGCTGAGGCGGATGCGCTCGAAGGGCTGCACGAGGCATTCCATCTGGAAGCCCAGTACCGGGGGATCATTTACTGATGGACGAGGAAGAGTCCATAGTCATCACCCTCACTGACGAGGACATGGGAAGGGAGTACGCCCGTCTAATGGACGGGCTTCCCTATGAGACTCCTGGACAGCTTCGGGACGCTGTGTTCAACGGGGGAGAGTTCTGTCACCCCAACTGCTTTGACTGGGATCACCCTCATGGGGATGCCTGGCAAGGCATGCAGAACTGGCTATTTCTGATGGGCCTTGACTGGCGAGAGGTGAAGTGATGGACAAGAACGAGGATAACTACAACAAGGAGTTCGAGGCTCTGACCGAGAACATGGAGTACGAGAAGCAGCTTGACGCCCTTGCACACCGTGCCCACCTCGCTCAGGTCATCTCTATGCACTCGGCTGAGATCTACAAGGCTGCCCGTGAGGCCGGCCTTCCCCGGGACACCGCGGGACAGATGGCCCGGGACTACTTCCTGTTCGAGATCACGCCTTCCAGCATTTACATGATTGAGGGGGAGGGATGAGCGAAGCCATGGAGAAGTACTGGAAGGCCAAGGCCGAAAGGCTTCAGGCTCAGATCGACCTCATTGGTAAGGCGTACTGCGAAGCGCCTACGGACCACGACTTTGCTGAGACGGTGTATCGAATCCTTGGGGGAGAAGAGTGAGCGACGACTACGAGTTCTGGCTTGTTGAGCAGTTCGTAGACCTCGGCAACGAGTCCTTCTGGCACGAGAAGGCCAGTCTTCTTCGGAGGAAGTTCCAGAGTGAGGCGGGCATGCTGGAAAGCGCTCATCTCGTAGGTAAGCGAGACGTCACCAAGCACGGAGGCCGTTACCGGATTCGCGTTGTCCGTGAGGAGACGGTGTTCGACTCTGGGGAGGGCGAGTGATTACCAAGCAAGAGGCCGCGGATCTCGAAGAGATCCGCCGGCTGCTGGACGAGGCGTATGACCACTACTTCGCCAACTCCGATGGCCACTGCAAGTCCTCTGAGGGACACATTGCCCTCAACTACTCGAACTACTTCGAGCGCAAGGACGGTGCAGGTCTCGAAGTCAAGTCGGTAGAGATCTACTCCTACGTCTTCGGTCCCAACCGAAACCACTTCTTCAAGTCCACTGCTGAGGCCCTGGAGGCTGTGAAGCAGTGGCATGAGAGGGAGATGCAGGAGGACTACTCGGACAATGAAGAGGTGTGGATCTCTGCATCTGAGTCCATGCCGATCGGATGGGATCTGGACCCACAGCACGAATGGGTTCACTGGCAGTAGGAGGATTGGTGACCAATGTACGACCAGACTGGACGACCTATTTCCTGGGAATCGCTGACGCGGTGGCAGCAAGAGGTGATTGTATCCGCTGCCGGGTTGGCGCCGTCCTCGTGGGACAGGATCTTCGGATTCGCTCCACCGGCTACAACGGATCGTATCCGGGAGGGCCGTCTTGCAGCCGTGGTGAATGCCCGCGGTGTGCGTCTGAAGTCCCGTCCGGTTCGGGTTATGAGGACTGTATTGAAGTCCATGCCGAGGCAAACGCTCTCCTATACGCGTCCTGGGAGGATTGCCAGGGCTCAACGCTCTATGTGACCCGAAAGCCCTGTAAGGACTGCTCAAAGTTGATTCGAGCCTCAGGCGTTGTGAAGGTCGTCTGGGCTGACGGACTAGGGATTCACAAGGTGATCCTCTGATGGTATTCACAGTCGTTGTGACCGGTAGCCGGCACTTGGAAGACGAACAGAAGGTCTTTGACTACTTGAGTGACCTGAAAGCAGAGCTTGGGTACGAGCCTCTGTTTGTCCGTCACGGGGACTGCCCTACTGGGGCAGACAGGTTTGCAAGTATTTGGTGCTCTGACTTCTATGGGCCCGAAGACGGGGTTTACGAGATCAAGCACCCCGCGGATTGGGACAACTGTACTTCCAATTGCCTTCCTGGGCATCGGCGGCGTAAGCAGCCTGGTGACACGGTCTATCCGGGTCTACTAGAAACCTACTGCCCGAAGGCCGGCCCACGCCGAAACCGGGAGATGGCTCAGGCCGGCGCGGATCTCTGCTTGGCCTTCCCTCTCGGCAAGTCCTACGGGACTTGGAACTGTGTCAACGAGTGCAAGAAGGCAGGTATCCCGGTGAAGGTGATCGAGTGAGGTTCGGAAGCCTGGAGTACTACCAGGAGAATGCGGACTACTGGCACAAGCAGTATCAGGAGGCTGACCGCAGAGCCAATACCGCGGTAGCCGAAGCCAAGAAGTCCAAGGAACGGCTCCTCACCTCCATCCGGATGATGCAGACGGTCAAGGCTGAGCGGGACCAGTTTGAGGACATGCTTCACCGGATCGGCAAGCTCTACTCCTACGCCCGCGATGCCGATGAGTTCACTGAGCACGTCTACACGATTTTGGAGGATCGAAACCGTGAATAGAAACGAACGAATTGAGTCGTACTACCAGCAGAGTGCCTGGGAGCTGGCAGAGCGGATCGTAGACCTCGAAGATTCCTTGGCTCTCTACAAGGCAAACCAGAAGATTCTCTCTGATGCGAACCTTCGGATTCAGAATCAGGGTCTTGACCCGGAGCGAGTTGAGTCGGCTCTTCGAATGTACGTAGCCGAGCTGGACTACGACATTCACAAGTACATCGAGTCCCCCGAGGACGGGGGACCGGACAGGTACCCGGAAGAGGCTGATTACTTCCTTCGGTGCTGGCACACGGCAGGGGAGGGTGTGTGACCCAAGAGGAGTGGCTTGAACTTTGGTTGCCTAAAGCCCCTGTGATTGCTGAAGAAACGCTAGACAAGATCCTGGACCTGTACGAACTCGAACGAGGCTAGACAAGACTGAGCCCCCTCCTGGCGATTGCCGGGAGGGGGTTCTTTGTCGTCTCAGGCAGCCTCGGTGAAGACAGGCTCTACCCGGGCAGCATCGAAGTTGGCTCCCCGGCTCTTGGCCGGGTGGATCAGGACCGCGGTGAGCACCGACCTGACCACCTCGCGCTGACGCTCCAGAGACAGCCCCTGCCATCCCTTCCGGATGACGTCCTCTTGGACGGGAGCCTGAGTCTCTGCCAGATGTAGGGCCCTCTCAGCCTTCAGCCTGTCTCGGTCAGACTCCAGGTCTTCCAGGGTGGCTACGTAGATGCTGGCTCGGATCTCCCGCTTCTCCCACTTCTGCTGGAGATCCTTGATCTCCTGCTGAACCTCGTCAAGCTCTGCCTGTTTGGTCCACTCGGTGTCCTTCTTGACCTCCAGGCCGACCAGAGACCTTTCCACCGTGGCCCAGACGAGCTGACGGACCATCTTGTCTACTGGGGGACCAGTGATCTGCATACGCCCGCACTCGTCCGCCTGCCTCTTCTGGCAGGAGTAGGCGTAGGTGTCCGTCTTCTCGCCCTTCTGCCAGACCGGGGCCCCATGCATCCGGGATCCACAACGGCCACACCGAGCGATGCCGGACAGGAGGTACTTCGTGGTGATGTCCGGCTTCGTCTTCTTCTGCCGACTGGCAATCTTGGCCATGAGGGCTTCCCACTCGTCCACCGTGACGATGGGGGGCCAGTCACCCATGACGTAGTTGCCGTCCTTGTCCCTCATGGGCTCACCCTGGAACTTCAGGATGCCGGCGTTACGGCAGCGCATGAGGACGCGACGGAAGTGCTCCCGGGAGAAGGGCTTACCCGTGCTGGGGTTGATGAGGTTCTCCTCAGCGAACCTCTCTAGGATTGTGGGGATGCGGTCACCTTGGATGAACCACTTGGTGCCACGGCGGATCATGTCCGCGGCCACGGGGTCCAGCTTCAGGCGGTCCTCAGGATCCCAGCCGAAGGCCGGCGTCCCTCCGTGGAACTCCCCCTTCTCCGCCATGCGCTTGGCCTCACGCCTGATCCGGCGTCTGGTGTCCTCAGAAGACTTGTTGGCGATGGAGACGAAGAGCCGAGCAGAGAAGCGGCCATCCGGGGTGTTCAGATCGAAGTTCTGGCCGGACAGGCCATCGAAGATCAGGTACCGGCCCTTCTCGTTGGCTCCCTCGTAGATGTCGATAGTTCGCTCAAGGTCCCGCGGTTGGCGGGTGTAGCGGTCGATGTCGTAGTAGAGGATGCCGTCCAGGGCCCCAGGCTTGGGGAGATCCTTCAGGAGCTGTTCGAAGCGCTTGCGCTTCACGCTCCGACTGAAGGCGGAGAGGTTGTTGTCCTCGTACCAGACGATCTCGCCGGGGGAGTAGCCGTGTCTCTCAGCAAGGGCTACGACGTCATCCTTCTGCTTCAGGACGCCCTTCCGTTCCCGCTCCTGGCCTTCCTCCTTGGTGATGTCTCCGTTCCTGACAGCACGTCGGATCTCGGCTAGGTCGGCATCGGAGATGCGCAGGTACCCTGCAATGGGCACGACGAAAACCCCCCAGACACTGGTGACACGGTGGTCAGATCAGTGTAGCGGGGAGTACAGTGTTCTTGGAACTCTTGCATGTGCGGGGGTTCCAGGATCTCCGTATACGAGCCGGGAGGCTGACCAGGCATGATGACAGCTAGTGAGTGGGTTGATCACTGGACGCAACAGGCTCCCCTCATCCCTCCGGACCGTCTGCGGGATCTGATCGACAGCATCGCAGAGGACGAGGAAGAGGAGTAGCCATGACGGCCCCGAAGCGCGTCACCAAGAACCTGTCCGTCATGAGGACGGACGACCTGGACCGGAACCTGAGGGTCATCCGGGAGACAGGGAAGGATCAGTCCGAGGCCACCAGGTGGGCTCTGTACGTGGTTGCCAACATCCTTCAGCACGCGTGGCACAACGGTCACGCGGAGCGGGGAGTCATCCCGGAGATGCGAGTCATCTTCCCCAAGGAGCCGGCTGAGCAGTAGTCAGCACTCTGCGGAGCGTCTCACTGATCATGGATTAGGAGGAAGCCCGAACCATCGGGTAATGTTCAGGTCGTCGCAAGGAGCCCCGGTGGCAAGACGGGGCTCTGACGAACACCAGGCGGTGTGCCCGAGCGGCCAAAGGGAGCAGACTGTAAATCTGCCGGCTCAGCCTTCCCAGGTTCGAATCCTGGCGCCGCCACACTAGTAGGCCCCTCCCTTCGGGGAGGGGCTTTCTGCTGTCTGGGGACACGAAGAAGAAGCCCTCCCGGTCTGTTAGTCCGGGAGGGCTCTTCTTATGGGGAACCCTCAGCCTCAGCCCCCAGCCAGCCGGCTGGTAGCCCATACGAGGAGTCTGAGGGGCCGGCCCCACAAGTAAGAAGTCCCCTCTGGACTCAAAGGGTTTGTACACGCAGAGGGGGACTTCCGTTGTCTCCTACGGCTTTGTATGGGTGAACCTCCCACCGTAGGAGACGCCTTGCAGTCTACTAGACGAGGCTGCCCTTCTGCACGGCGCTGATGAAGCTGCCCCAGGCGGTGTCAGCGAAGACGACCGCGGGGCCGGCAGGGGCCTTGGAGTCCCGGACAGGCATAGCCGCGGGGATGGCTCCGTGAGCCACCTCAACACAGTCGTTACTTCCTCCGCTGTAGCTGGACTTGGTCCAGCCGTTCAGTGCGGATGCATTGTCGATGATCATTAGATCGCGTCCTTCAGTTGTTCAATGAGGTTGGCCGATTCATCGAGAGGCAAGGCCGCGGCACGTAGATGCTCGTAGGCCGAGCCGTATCGACTTACTTCCGCAGGATCCTCCACATACAGAGCACTCGTCAGGGACTCAACCAGGACAACGTCCAGGTCTGCCGTCTCCGGGAAGCCGATGACAGCGAATGAGCCGCTCATCCCGACGTGCGGGGGAGCGTCCAGAGGCAGTACCTGTATCGAGACGTGCGGAAGCTCTTGTTTGTCCAGCAGCCATTGGAGCTGCTCCTTCATCATCCCGGGGTCGCTCTTCAGGTGAGGGTGAAGAGCTGCCTCATGGATGACTGCCCACAGCTCCAGAGGCTCCGGGCGGGATAGGACCGACTGACGAGCCCGGCGAACGTCTACCAGGGAGTTCACCTGTTCAGGCGTGGCAGTCATGTTGATTGCGCTGATGGTGGCGCGGGCGTAGGCCGCGGTCTGAAGCAGGCCCGGGATGAGCGTGGCTTGGTAGGTCCGCAGGTTGACTGCGTCATCCTCCAGGCTGATCAGGTCTTCGTAGGCCGGGGAGATGATGCCGCGGTAGGTCTGCCACCAGCCGCGCTTCTTACCGTCCCGGGCGAACATGTGGAGGGCATCCCGCTTCTCCGGGTCGGTGATCTCGTAGAGGTCCAGAAGAACATTGAGGTCAACCGGCCGGATCCCCAGCACGGCCTTCTCAACCCTGCTGACCTTGGACGGAGTTAGGTCTGTTTGGGCTGCTACGTCGTCCAGCTTCAGGCCCTTGGCTTCCCGGGCTGTCCGCAGCTCGGAGCCGAGTCGACGCGTCCGAACCGTGGGCTCTGCCATGCGCACCCCCTTCTACCTGTCCATTCTTCGCCCAACTCTGGTGCGTGGCTACAGCTTTCCACAGTCGGCCAGACCATGCCCTGATCCGACTGCAATTTTGCTGAGTTGGTTCAACGGGTTGCATCCGGGGTACGACTTTGGACACACTGTTAGTGCCAGTCCGCGTACAGTGGGTGATCACATGCAGGGATTAGGAGGCGCCGTGTCGCGTCCTGAAGCGAAGGATCTGCCAGCCGTAGGAACGGTCATGGTGGACACAGCTCGAAGCAAGCTCGGTGAGTTCCAGGGAGCCCAGGCCGGCCGGTACTACCTCCGACCGATCGGGGGAGGCCGTGAGTGGGACGTGGCGGAGAAGTGGGCCCGGGTTGCTACTCCCGGGGATCTCAGCAGCGAATGGTTGAACGCGACACAGGGTGGTAGTCGGTGACTACGTCCTCCCTGCCTTTGACTCTCAAGCCTTCTGGCCTTCCGGTTAAGCAGTTCATCGAGTGCACCAGGTGCCTGGACGCAAGCAGGGACGAGAGCGCTGTTGATGCCTGGGCTGCTGAACACCTGACGAAGCGTCCGGGGCACGACACCTTCCGGACCGTCAACACAGCCAGTTGGCGACTTGGGCCGAAAGAGCACACCACAAGCCCCACGACCTAGGCGCCCGTGCGTCTGAGTCGTGGAAGGGGGCAACGGGGGCCGGTTCCCAGCTAGGTTGGCCGAGGCCGGCCCCTGTTCGCCTCGTCAGATCGTCCCGGGGAAGCAGTCCTTCGCCCTGGGACAACCCCCGCCCGGTGCCGGCAGCCCGAGAGGGAAAGTATCGGGTGGGGGCCCGACTGTGACCGACTTTGACCGAGTCGGCAGGGGAGTAGAGGGGAGGGAACCATGGATAGCACTCTGGGAACCGTCTGCACTTGGCCGCCTGTGCCCAAGCCGGACGACGATCCGCCTACACCGCCACCGGATGATCTGACCAAGTAGGAGTTCCCATGGCTGTCAGCCGCAATCGAGTGCCCACCCCTCGTGATCTAGCCGAGGATGAGTGGAGGATGGACACAGCCCGGGGGCGTCGATACTGCCGGGTGCACCCCCAGCAGCAGATGATCCCCCTCGCCGTGGGCGATGTGTGTCCTCTGCCTCATGGCGAGACCCACGAGAAGGCTGATAGCCGATAACTCCGGGGTGATAAGAAGCCTCGTCCACTTCCCTCTAAAAGGGAGTGGGCGGGGCTTCTTCTATTTCCGGGGCTGAAACCCCTTAATTCATTCTTTCATGACCAGGCCGGCACTCCTGAGGTGCCGGCTACTCCTCTTTCATTCATTCTGCCGCACTCAGGGTGCGGCACTACCCCTGTCGCCCGCCCTCTACCCGGGCGGGCTCTATGGGTGACACTGAAGATCACTAAGGGGGGTATATTCTTTCACCCTACAATATAGATGTCGGTGTCAATCGAAGCTGTTTGAGACAGAATCATGAAAAAATGAGGCCCAGATCACACAGTAGAGGGGCCTTGATTCATTCATTCTGACCTGCGAGAGGGAGTCAGGAGCTGTTTGGGGCTGAAAAGGGGCCTGAGAGCCCCTCAGAGGGCCTCTTAGGGGGCCTGTGGGGCGTTGGAGCGGCGTAGCCGAGTTAGGGCGTCAGAGAGCCTCTCAATCATTCCTAACCCGTACACGATCGAAGGAAGGCGCCCCCGGGCTGTGTCCATCCTCCACTCATCCTCGGCTAGATCACGAGGGGTGGGCACTCGATTGCGGCTGAC